CGGCGCAAGTAGACAGGGTTTTGGAAACTCAGGTGGCGCAGGTGGCGGATCAACAGGCCAAGATGGCGGCAGTCCCTACGATGCTAAATCAGCGTTTGGCGGCAAGGGCGGCACACAGAGCGCAGGCGGCGTCGGCGGCACTGGCGGCAGTGCAGGCGGAGCATTATTTGGTGGCGCAGGTGGTGTCGGAAACACTTACGGTGGTGGTGGTGGTGGCGGATATTGGGGCGGTGGCGGTGGCAGCTATAGTGAATCAAATACCATGGCAGGTGCCGGAGGCGGCAGTGGATTCGTTGGAGCAAGTGTGTTAATGGGTGCAACATTCACAGGCGCAGGACAAATTCCTGCATTCTCCTTTGATAACGATCTTGCTAAAAGTATAGATACCTATAGAGGTTGCATGCCTTATGCCTATGGCGGCCATAGTAATGGAACTACCGCACAGTTATCTAACACCTATGGCGGCAGTGGCTATGTGGTTATATACTATTAATAGGAATTAAATTGTGGCACTGGTCCTTGACGGAACACTTGGCTTAACCTATACTGGCGATACAGCAGCCAGTAATAATCTCTCAATACCTGGCAATGTTGGTATTGGTACAGCATCACCTGGCGCACGATTAGAAGTCAAAGGTAGTTCTTCAGATAACGCCACAATCAATATTAACAATAACAGTGGTAATATTTGGAAACTGTGGAATGACAATGGTGCAAGTGGTTTAAATATTCAGTACAACGGAACAACACGGCTTGTTATTGATGCCAGCGGCAATGTAGGCATTAATACCACAGTAATGAATGTCTTTGATGCCGTGGCCGTTAACAGACCCTTAGTTGTAGCACGATCAGATACTAGTACCAGTAGCATTGGCAGTGCTGCTTCTATAACTATTAGTAATCTTGATACAACAACTAATAATGTTTCTCAAATAAACTTTGCTGCAATCACTGGTGCAAATACTAATCATTTTTCATCGGCAATTATTTCTTCTATTCACGGCGCAAGAACCAACGGGCAATATCCAACTGGTATATTAACATTCTCAACATCAACAGCTCTTAATAATGCGCCAAGTGAAAAATTAAGAATTACATCAGCTGGAACCTTAGCAATCACTCAGACTGCTGGAACAAACACTATTGATGTATCAGGTAACGCTACTAGCATTGCCAATGGCGGAACTGTTGGATTTGCCAACGCATCAGGTATGTTAGTTGTTAATAATCATACTAACGGAAATATAACAATATTCTTAGGTGGCGGTGGAATTACTAGTGTAGTATCTTCAGTGGGTGGACAAGTGGGCACATTTGCCTATACCTCCGGTAATGCCGGCTATACTTGGACCAGCAACTACGGAGCAACTGCTACTTACGCATTTTATTTTTTAAAGACTAGACCAACAGCCTAAGGATAATTTATGGAATATACAAGTACAAAAATTGAAGGTCACCCACTAATGTACAGAATAGAAACAGCGTATAACGATACCAGTATTCATTTTAATGTTGTCTGTGGAGTTGACGACTCTGAAATACCAGATCTTGTTGCACATCATATAGAATATTTAGATTCTTTAAAAACAACGGATCAAATTGAGGAATAACTAATGGCAATAGTACTAGATGGCACACTTGGATTAACATATACCGGCGATACAGCGGCCAGTAATAATCTTGCCGTACCTGGTAATGTTGGTGTTGGTACTAGTTCGCCAGTTTCAAATACAAATCAAAAAAGTGTTACTATTAACGGAACGAGTTTTAGTCGTGTTGATTTTCAAGTTGGCGGGTCATCAACAGCGTATATATATTCTGGCTTGTCAAATACAAATCTTGGAACAATTGGGGCCACAGCCATTGCGTTTGATACAAATTCAACAGAACGTATGCGTATTGATACCTCTGGTAGATTCACATTAGCTAGTCAGCCATTCTTTTATGCTACATTGACTGTTGCACAAACAGGATATAATTCAGCAAGTACAGGAGATGTGGTTGTAATTTATAATTCAACTACTACAAATACAGGCAGTCATTATAATACAGCAACCGGTAAATTTACTGCACCCGTTGCAGGAAATTATATATTTCACGCATCAGCATACGCCTCGGGATCTTCATTTCAGCAAAATTGGCTAGTTGTAAATGGATCAAGGATAACTGGTACTGACTGGGTACATGCCTCTTCAACTATGTCGCTAGGTTTTTGGTTGATAAAACTTGCGGCAAATGATACTGTGGGATTTCATGCGTACAATGGAGGAGTAACAAGTACAACAATTAATACTAATAGTGAACACACTTATTTTCGCGGATATTTATTAAGTTAAGGAAACTCATGACAACATATACAGTGACATTATCACAAGCAGAGGATCTAGCACTTGGCTATGTGGCCTACAGTCAAGACGATTGGATTCAAACTGCCGCACACGAAAGATGCAGAGTGGCCATTGAAGAAATTGTAAGAATTTGTGTGGAAAAATGTTTAGAAAATAACATACAAATTCCCGGCAGCAAAGAAGACATGGTCTTACTGGCTTTTGAACAAGCGTGGGTTATTTCTTCCGCTGATAGAATTGCTGCTTCAACACCTATATAATGAACAACTAAATACACTATGGCACAAACAATCAATGCAGATGATGGCGTAATATCAGGGTCAACTGGACTCAAGTTCACTGCTGACACCACAGGTATCTTAGCACTACAAAATAACGGAACAACACGAGTCACCGTTGACGCCAGTGGTAACTTGGTAGTAGGAACATTTACCACATCTATTGCAAAGAAATTTACAGTAGTCGGTGAAGGTAATTTTACTGATGCAAGCAGCACTACTAGACTGTACATGGGATTTGGTACTATCCCCACCACAGGCGGGACTGGTGCATACGTCTATAACGCAGACAATACAGCTTTAGTATTCGGCACTACTAACACAGAACGTATGCGTATCGACTCCTCTGGCCGTGCTATATTTGCCGGCCTAATTTATCACAGCTCCAGCACCGCAGTTGCAGCTGCCGGTACTACACAAGGTACAGCCACTGCTCTTACAGCTCAAATTAATAATGTGACCACAGGCATTGATGGTACTGCAGGAGTTATATTACCCACACCTATTCAAGCTGGTCTAAGTATCTTTATTCGTAACGGATCAACATCACTGTCACTTAGGATCTATCCCCACAGTGGTGGTAATATTTCAGGCACCGGTGTTAATGCTGCTATAGAAATAGAATTTGCTACAGTTTTAGAATTTATTGCCTTTGATACTACCAACTGGTACCTACCCAGCGCGGTACTTTCTTAATTATATTAGATCAATTATATCAAATATTGTCTGTAGTTTTGTTCTAATAATACGATTACTAAAACTATTACGCAGACCTTGATGGAGAGGTTTTGGCGCATGATCTACAGTGGTCCACGACCAACCAATATGTTCATTGCTGAGTGTAGGTATAAACTCTTGATCAATCACACAAAGATATGTGTGAAAATTAAACACTTGATCGTTGCTGACAAATGTTTCAAGTGGTATTGTTTTTAATACTAAAGGACTAAATCCAATTTCTTCAACAATTTCTCGTTGAAGTCCCTGCCATGGATTTTCACCTTCGTGAGTTGTACCGCCTACTAGGCCCCAAGTACCTTGATGTTTACCCTTGGCTTTTTGCACCAGTAAAAATCTACCAGTTGTCTTGGCATAGAACAATGCACCTGAACAGATGATTTTATCAGTTATAGTTCTAGAATCCACATACCCTCTCTATACTCGCCCTCAAAACTCTTAGTCCAAGAGTAGCCATCCCACTTGTACTGTATACCAGTATATATATTAGTTTGATAGACAGGATCTTCTGTTCCTGGATGTTCCGCTGCTGCAAATATTATGTGCCATGCACCAGCACTCCATTCAATAATGTCATTTTCTTCTGCAACAAAATCACTGTTGTCATTGTTTTTCCAAGCATCAGGACCGTCTTCGTTACTGAGATCACCAATTTTTTCAATAATAAGATATCGTACACCTTCAACTGGCACTGGTAAACCAGCACCGGGCCCTTTAGTTTGAGGATTAATAATGGCATTAAATGTTCCGGGGCTAGATACTCTAACACTAACGTAACCATTGTATTCATTTATTGCAGTATTAGTTGGATATGTATCACTGTCCCAGTTTATACTGACCAATGTTTCGTCTAAAGGATTGACAACAAACGTGCCAAACACTTCATGTCCGTTTTCTTGTATTAATCTAATACTGCTATAATCAGCTATGTATTTTCCAGGATATTGATTTAACAATAGTCTCCAATTAATTCCTGGTCCAATTTTGTTAGGCACGCCATAGGGATCATCAATGACCACAGGCTCGTGTGCTCCTAATAATCTGGCCGCACCCGCATATACCATTAGACCATAGCTTGATATTGTAGTTCTAACCTTGGACAAGACAGCACCAGCTGGCGGACCGTAGTCATTAAGGGCAGGATCAATGCCCAACCCTTCAATATAAGTTTCCGGATCATTAATGCCGCCATCCAACACACTGGTAATAATTTTAGTAATAATACCAAGTTGGCGAACTTTGACCGGCGGACTCAACCAGATCGGTGTGGTTAGGTTAACAGTGGCAATGTCAATGGGACTGTCTACACCCACTGGTATTTGTCTTGACGAAAATATAATATCATCTAAATTTAATACACTTAGACTGGTCCAATCGATATAGTTGTCAGTGGTCTGAATTTCAACACTGGGATTAAACAACACCAGAATCTGCTCCATGATCTGTAACTTTTGATCAGTACTAGTGGACCATATCTCAACTTTAAGAGACAGTTTGTAGGGAGTAGGCATGATGCGTTCAACTGTATAGTTTGCACCTTGCTCATTGGTATAGACATCGTCAACAATGTCACGTTCTCTAATATGCAGTTTACCAACATAGGTACTGTCACCTAGTCTATCTCTCTCTAAAGCTAGTCCGCTGATACTGACAGCAATACGTGGAGCACTGTTGATCTTGTTTTCTGAATTTTGTTTGATAATGTTGGCCACTTGACGATCAGCATCACCATACATCACAGGTACTCGCACTAGTGTGCCATCACCGTACTTAACATAAAAATTACTAAAAAATCTTGTAACTTGTAGAATATATCGTCTAATTTGCCCATCGTAATAATGCATCATTATACGTCTGCCTCTGGTTTATATTTAATTGCTTTACTGAGTGCCTGTCGCTCTGGCACTGAACTGGCAAACAACTTCCACTGTATTTGATCACCGTCGGCCGCAGTCTTACTCAGAGTGATAATAGTATTACCGCCTAGACCCGAAGAAGTTGTAGCACTGATTTTAGTATCATTGATATAGGCAGTGGCAATCACTCCAGCGGCATAGGCCACACTAGTTTGAATAGCTGTAGTATTACCAACCGCAGTAACATAGTCTCGACCAATTTGATTCTTTCCAGTTATGTTGGCATTGTTGATGAAACTAGTTTTCTGTGTTTGACGTTGGTCATTGTTGGTCATGGTCATGCGTAGATTATCTTCTACCTTGATCCAAGTAGTACCATTGAAACGGAACAGTCTATTGGGCATAAAATCAGTACGTAGAAAGAAATCATCTCTAGCAGCCGACACTGGAAATTGTATACCGTGACCAAATGGATTTAATAAGTTGTTAAACCCGTTGGGTTCGTTTCCATCGCTGACTAGATAACCAGTGTAACCTTTGCGTAATGGTTTACCGTTAATTTCGCTGGCATCTTCGTTGGCATTACTAGCATCAATATCATCTTCGTCGGCACTTCTAAGTATTGGATTACCTTGTTCATCTACTGACAGCGTGTATAACTGACGTGTTTCATAGCCACTTAACGGAGCATCTGCTTCTGCTTGAGCAATCATAGCATCATTAATTTCGTACTCTTTTCCTCTAGTGCTTAATAAATCACGTAGAGTAGTATCGCTTTCTGTACCGTCAGCATTGGACGCTTTCTGATCAAGAATATCAGCAAACTGTTGAGCGTCAATAATCTTTTTAAGTTTTAATCTGTATAAGTGTGGCCACCATGTTATTGAAAAGCCTTCACTGGCCCGTCCTACATCTTCTATAGCATAGTAACGAGGTAGGCCTATGCTAAAATCATTCAAGGCAAATTCATCACGCAGATGTGGAAACTCTAATACATCACCGCTTAGAGGTTTGCGTCCTACAAGTTTAATCCAATCATTAATATGCACAGTTAGAAAAACTGTGTCATTGTCAATGAACAGGCCAAATTGGCTTAGATTAAAATCAATATTTTGTACGTTATAAACACCACGTACTCGATAAATTTCTGGTTCGTATTTACGATCCCTATTTTCTAAGAACAGCAGATCTTGTATATTAGTAGGTGATAGCGAGTCATAATGCGGCTCTGCTGCGGTAGCATTGCCCTCATCAGTGTTAACTCCTAGATATTTGTGTAGGTAAAGCTCAGTTCCGCCAATCTGAAACATCTCAGAAACTTGGCGGTCAATGAACTTATAATCGTTGCCCTTTTCGGGTTTGTATAGGCTTAAGCGTGGCATAGTAGTATATTTATCGGTAAATAACTATTGTAAGAGAGGAATTCCAATGGATACGGTTACAGCAAATCAAGCGGTACAAGAAGTATATAACTACGTTAAAACCATGCTAGGCGACGGTATGGTCGAGGTAGAACTTGATCCCGTACATTATGAAACAGCATTAAAACGTGCTCTATCACGATTTCGTCAGCGCAGTAGTGCAGCCGTAGAAGACGCCTACTACTTTTTAGAATTAATTAAAGATCAAAACGAATATCGTTTACCTGACGAAATCATCAACGTACAGAGTCTATATCGTAGGGCAATCGGATCTAGAAGTGGCATGGGCAGCGGCGGCACACTATTCGAACCCTTTAACTTGGCCTACACAAACACCTACTTGCTAAACAGCACTATGATGGGAGGTATTGCAACCTATGACATGTTTGCTCAATACCAAGAAATGGTAGGACGCATGTTTGGTTCGTTTATCGAATTCCAATGGATACAGCATAGTCATACTCTACGTATTCTACAGCGCCCTTTTGCTGAAGGGGAGCAAATTATGATCCGTGGTCAAAATTATAAACCAGACTGGGTTATTATTGGAGACATATATGCAGGCCAGTGGATCAAGGATTACACTCTGGCTATATGTAAAACCATACTAGGCGAAGCTCGCGGCAAATTTGCTCAAATTGCTGGCCCAGGTGGCGCAGGTGGTCTAAATGGCACAGACTTAAAGTCCGCAGGCAAAGAAGAAATTGAAAAGTTAGAAAAAGAAATCGAAATGTATGTTACTGGGCATACTGGCACTTATACTTTTGTAATTGGTTAAAGAAAATATTGACTCTGTAATCTTTTTGTTATATAATACACTATACGAGGTGTTTTATGATCATAGGCGTGTGCGGTTTTATCGGGGCGGGAAAAGACACAGTGGCTGATTATCTTACTAATTTTCATGGATTTAGAAGAGAAAGTTTTGCCAATAGTCTTAAAGATGCAGTGGCTCAAGTGTTCGGTTGGGACAGAACCATGCTAGAGGGGCGCACAAAACAAGCCCGTGAATGGCGCGAACAAGTAGATCCGTGGTGGTCAGAACGCTTGAACATGCCTAACCTAACACCACGATGGGTATTACAATACTGGGGCACAGAAGTTTGTCGCAGAGCATTTCATGATGATATCTGGATTGCAAGTTTAGAAAACAAACTACGCACCAGCAAGGACGATATAGTTATATCAGACTGTCGTTTCCCCAACGAAATCAAATCAATCAAAGACGCTGGCGGCATTGTTGTTCGTGTTGTTCGAGGTCCAGAGCCTGAATGGTATGAAGATGCTGTCAATGCAAATCGTGGAGAAAATGGTAATTACTCTTGGGTCACTAGTCGTAGTAGACTTGAAAAGCTGGGTATTCATGCCAGCGAAACAGCATGGGTTGGCACTGACTTTGACAAAGTCTTAGATAATAACAGCACCATTGACGACTTATATAATCAAGTTATAAATCTGGTACCAGATCGCCCTGTGTCCAACGACTCCCTTCTTTATGGAGCACTCTCTGGCAGTTGGCACATACCGTCTTAAGATTTGCAGGACGACAATTATCTAGATCTCCGTCGATGTGGAACACATTAAACTGTTCCTTGTACTTAGATCTAAATCCACATTTTTCACAAGTGTCCTTTTGCCGGTAGCCACTGGTATACCACTTAGGTAGTCCAGTGCTTAGACCTCTAGCACAATGATCGCATTTAGACCTATAGTAAGGTTTTTTTGCTTTATAATAATTTATAGCCGCTGGTCTTAGACCACATTTTTTGCATAGACTTCTCATACCTGCCCTTTTCTTGCCCTTTTCTATATGTATTTAACCTTGGTATTTTAATCAAATCCACTAAATACTATTAGAACAAGGACTCAAGGAGATCAACAAATGGCCCAATTGGAATCACCAGGCGTAGCAGTTACAGTTATAGATGAAAGTTTTTATACTCCAGCTGCTCCCGGAACAACCCCACTTATTATCGTAGCATCAAAACAAGATAAACAAAACGGCGCAGGCACTGGTGTTGCATTAGGCACCACGCAGGCAAACGCTGGCAAAGTATATCTATTGACCAGTCAGAAAGATTTAGCAGACACATTTGGAACCCCAAGATTTATTACTGATAGTAATAACAATCCTGTACACGGTTCAGAATTAAACGAATACGGCCTGCAAGCAGCATACTCATATCTAGGTGTTAGTAACAGAGCCTATGTAGTTCGCGCAGACATTGACCTAGGACAATTAGAAGCAAGTGCAGAAGCACCCACCGGTGAACCTGTAAACGGTACTTACTGGGTAGACGTGGGATCAACAAAATTTGGTATTTTCCAATGGAATGGCGAACCTGCTAATGTAACAGGGGGCCAGACTTTTACAAATAAAGTTCCTCTAGTTATCACTGACGCCGCTAAAGTATTAGATGGAGGTCAACCAAGAACTAGTATAGGTTCGGTAGGAGACTATGCTGTAGTTGCAACTTCAAGTACTTTTAGAATCTGGTACAAATCACCAGCAATTGGGCAATATAGGCCTGTTTTGTGGGTAGAAGTAGGCAGTGCCGACTGGGTTAACAGCTGGCCTACATTGACCACTGGGGTCGTTGACCTTACTAATATTAGTGATCTATCTCAGTTTAATATTAACGATCAATTAATAACCATTGAAGCAGCCATTCCTGGAAGTCCTACACTGCAAGATATTGTAGATGCTATTAATTTAGATACTCCCGAAGGTACAGTTGCCGTCGTCCGCGCAGGCAGAATTCTTATATATTCTGATTTTGAACCAATTGTGATCGACAGCACCGGAATAGTCCAAGAAGATCTTGTAGATTTTGAAGCATTAGGGGTAGTAGAACCTGGCGTGGCAATCCCTGTTCCAACTATACAAATCTCAAAACATACTCAAGTTCCTAATTGGAGTTTAAAAGGTGACGAACCTCGTGTATCAGGAAGTGTGTGGATTAAAACTACTGAATATAATGCTGGAGCAAAATGGGTTGTAAAACGTTACGATTCTTCTACTTCATCTTGGGTAACACAACTGGCTCCATTATATCCTAATGGCTACTCGGCACTGTACGGTTTAGATGTAGCAGGTGGTGGCTCAAAACTTCCAATAAACACTCTTTACATCAAAACTAATGATGGCGAAAGTGATCCAGTAATAGCAGATTTTAAAGTATATCGTCGTAGTGCAGTTGGCGCAACAACTATCACATCGGATGTTATTACCGACACAACATTTACAGACGGTGTAACATATCAAGTAGCTATAAGAGAATCATTAAAGGGCCAAGATACTCTAGGTAATGAAGTTATTGTAAGCATTATTGGCGCTGACCCACTTGATCTTCCAAGCGGCGCTCTTACAAAAGCTCAGGCAGATGCAGAATCATTAGCAGCGGCGATCTCAGAGGCAACCGACATTGACGGCAACGGATTTTTTAATCTAACAGCAGAAGTTACTGCCCAAAATAAAGTTAAGATTACACATCTATTAGGCGGTGATTTTGAACTTGTAGACGACACTGCTCAACGAACTATTGCAACGTTATTTGTAGGTGACTCTAATTTCTTCGAAGCGCCACCGAGTATTCAAGACGATATTGAAGATCCTAATCATTTTTTAGCATCATTATGGAAACCACTAAGTGGTGCTGTGAACAGTATAACACAACCTACTACTGAACCAGAAGATGGCACATTGTGGTATAATTCGATATACGACGAAGTTGATTTATTAGTGCATAATGGTAGTGCATGGGTTGGTCTGCAATATGACGGATTAACAGGGTTATCGGATACAGCATCACCATTCAGTGGTACAGCAGATATTAACGGTCCTATTACTTCTTCTACAATGCCGACGAAACAAAGTGATGGCATAACAGATCTAGGTGAAGGCGACATATGGATTGATCCTAGCCAACCTGAATTTTATCCTTTTATTTTTAAGTGGAATACATCAACGTTTAAATGGGATCAGTTAGATACAACAGATGATACCACTGAAAATGGAGTTTTATTTGCAGATGCTCGTTGGGGAGTCGACGGCGGAACTTCTACAGTTGCAACAAAAAGCACTATTAAAGAATTATTGTCAAGCGATTACGTAGACCCAGATTCTCCTGTTCCTGCACTATATCCAAGAGGTATGTTGCTTTGGAACACACGACGATCAGGTTGGAACGTGAAAAAATACGTTAAAAATTATATAGAGACAGAGGCTGACTCAATTAATAGTCGTCAAGGTGGTGTTTCGACTACAAATTACTTCCCGCATCGTTGGGTAACTGAATCAGGTAACCAAGAAAACGGTGCAGGACGTTTTTCACGACAAGCTCAAAGACAAGTGGTGTTAGTTGCATTAAGAGCACTGGTCAACAGTAATCAAGAAATACGAGATGAAGAAAGTCGAGTGTTTAACTTAATTGCTGCGCCTGGATACGAAGAACTAACTGGACCAATGGTTAACTTAAACTATGATCGTGGATTAACAGCGTTTGTTGTAGGCGACTCACCAAGTCGTTTACCACCTGATGCTACAAGTTTAAGCAACTGGGGCACCAACGTTTACGGCAGTGTTATAGACGATGTACTCGGATTAGTTACAAATGATGAATACTTAGGTGTATTTTATCCATGGGGATTCACTAGTGATAACTTAGGTAAGAACATTGTTGTACCACCAAGCCATATGATGTTACGTACTATTGCTCTAAGCGATAATGTAAGTTATCCATGGTTTGCTCCTGCAGGTACACGCCGCGGTGGGATTACCAATGCAAGTGCAGTTGGATACATTGATTTTGTATCAGGCGAGTTTCAAAGCGTAGCACTGAATACTGGACAACGCGATGTACTGCAAAAAATTTGTAAAGTCAATCCGTTGACATTTATCACCGGTACAGGACTTGTTAACTACGGTCAATTGACTCGTGCTAGAAATGCAAGCTCATTGGATCGCATCAACGTAGCTCGACTAATAGTTTATCTACGTCGTCAACTAAACAATCTAGCAAAACCATATATCTTTGAACCAAATGATAAGATTACTAGAGATGAAATTAAACAAGCCGCTGAAAGTCTAATGTTAGAATTAGTTGGACAACGTGCCATATATGACTTCTTAGTTGTATGTGATACTAGCAATAACACGCCGACAAGAATTGATCGTAATGAACTATATCTTGACATTGCCATTGAGCCAGTTAAAGCAGTTGAATTTATCTACATTCCACTACGCTTGAAAAATACCGGTGAAATCAAAGGCCTTGGCGGCAAATAATTAGGAGATAAAAATGGCAATTGCAACACTTTCAAAATTTACAGTACCTTTAGCTAGCGATCAGTCAGCTAGCGCACAGGGTATGTTAATGCCAAAATTAAAATATCGCTTCAGAGTGATGTTTGAAAATTTTGGTGTATCAACTCCAACAACTGAATTAACTAAGCAAGTTATTTCAGCAGCTCGTCCTAATGTATCGTTCGCACCGCAAAAAATTGAAATTTACAATTCAACAGTTAACTATGCTGGTAAATACACATGGGCACCAATTGCTGTTAATCTTCGTGATGATGTCACTGGTGCAGTCAGTAAGTTAGTCGGCGAACAGATGCAGAAACAATTTGACTTCTTTGAACAAAGTAGTGCAGCCAGCGGTGCTGACTATAAGTTTACCATGCGTATTGAAATGCTAGACGGCGGCAACGGCGCCAATGCAGTCACTGTCTTAGAAACATGGGAATGTTATGGTTGCTTTGTAGTTTCAGCAAACTATCAAAGTATTGCCTATAGTGAGCAGACTCCTGCACAGATTGATCTATCAATTCAAATGGATAACTGTATACAAACTCCGCAAGGAACAGGTATCGGTTCAGTAGTGGGACGTACAATAAATACGCTGGCCACAGGCGGCGGTATTTAATAATAAAAGGACTGGCAACAGTCCTTTTTTATGGGTTGTTATTAACTACGTAGTTAATTTGGTTCGATAAATAATTACATGGCAAACTTATTCGAAGGCTTTCTAAACAACACACTTTATGGTGCTACACATCCTAAAGGGCAACTAGGCGACTTTCAACATGCTGCCCGGACCTTTACAGATGATACTTTTAGACTAGCACCTAAACAAAAATTCTTATTTCATGTTAGTTTTAGCATTAACACTGATGCTCTTAAAAACACTTCACTAGATCAACGACACCGTAATGAAATCAACCTCATGGTGAAGAGTGTTGCTCTACCAAATTTTACTATAAAAACAGAAACGGTAAATCAATACAACAGAAAAAAGATTGTACAAACACAAATAGATTATCAACCAGTTTCTTTTAAATTCCACGATGATAACATGGGGTTAGTAAATCAATTGTGGCAAAACTATTATGGTTACTACTATGCAGATTCAAGAACAGCAAAATCAATCCCTGGATCTTATAATAGAACTAGTATGCGTGGACAAGAATTTATTAGAGGACGTTACGGGTTTGACAATGATAGTTCTATTCCGTTCTTTAGAAAAGTGACAATATATCAAATGGCTAGACATCAATTTGTTAGCTATACTCTAGTTAATCCTATCATTACTTCATGGAACCACGAACAATTAGATTATGCAAATGGTTCCCCCCACGAAAACAGTATGTCGTTAGGCTACGAAGCAGTGTATTATGGATCGGGTAGAGTTCAACGAGGTAATCCTGAAGGATTTGCTCTAGAACATTATGATCTAAGTCCAAGCCCGCTGAGCGTAGCAGGTGGGGGCACGGCAAGTTTGTTTGGAGACGGCGGAGTTATTGCCGGAGCATCAGAAGTGCTCGGTGATATTTTTAGTGGCGGCGCATTTGAAAATCCTGCTAATTTTATCTCAACTGCAATTAAAACCGTTAACACTTATGAAAATTCTAAGAGATTAACCAATGCTGGAATTAAACAGGAAGGCAAGAATATAATTACTAAAACTCTTAATTCTGTAGCTACTCAAGGAGTAAGCGGAATCAATGGCGTTGCGTTCCCACAAACACAGGTTAATTCTACAAATACTAAAGCTGTACCTAGATTTTAATTATGATAAACAATTTACCCCAATCAACTAATAAAGACAGTTCAACGGAAGTCAAAAGTTTCTTTGATAAATTTTTCCTGCATGAAGTAAGTTTCCCAGCCGCTGAAATTGACGCTATTGTGACGTTCTTTTTAAAAAGAGGATTTGATACAGATGCTAGCCGTAGTGTTGCTATCATACTATTAAATCAAGCTAGAAATGATAATGTTAATGTTTTTAAATTAATAGATACGCTTAAAGGTCTAACTGATCTACAACTAAGCCAAGTAGTTGCAGAAGTTCTTAACAATTATCGAGAAAAAACTAGCGTCATGGGTTATAAAATTGCCCCCATTGACGATACCTTTGAAAGTCGTAATATTCTAGTATGAGTCGTTTTGCTCAGGGTAAATTTGTTCCTAAGAATCCACAAAAGTACATAGGATTAAAAACTCCCACATATAGAAGTAGTTGGGAATGGCAGTTTATGCAGTTCTGTGATACAAATGCAGCCATACATCAATGGGCATGTGAAGCAATAAGAATTCCCTATAGAAATCCTCTGACTAACAAAAATTCTATATATGTTCCTGATTTTTTTATACAATACGTTGATGCTAAAAGTCGAACAAATGTAGAACTAATTGAAATTAAACCGCAAAATCAAGCATTTTTAGAAGATGTAGGTAAGAGTAAAGTACGACAAGCACAGTATATTCAAAATCAAGCTAAATGGGCCGCTGCTAATGCATGGTGCCGACAGCAAGGCATAAAATTTAGAATTATCACTGAAAATGACCTGTTTCACAACGGCTCAAGATAAGTAAAGTATGACTAAAAAACTTGAGGAGATTTTAAATCTTCCAGAAAATAAAAAACTTATTAAAGCTGAGGAAAAGCGAAAAGATGATCTTCCTCAAGCACAGCCATTCCTTAGAGACATTGAAGAATTTGATAAAATTTCACAATCACTACCTCAGGTCAAAGGACTAGGCGATGCCAGCGATGCAGAGTTTGATTCATTGGCGCAACGTGCTACAGATGCCTACGACGACCTAATGGATTTAGGCATGAATGTAGAAGCACGGTACAGTGGCCGTATCTTTGAAGTAGCAGGCGGCATGCTTAAAAATGCCATTGACGCAAAGGCTGCAAAGATTGATAAAAAACTTAAAATGATTGAGCTTCAACTTAAAAAACAAAAGTTAGATCAAGATGCTCAGGGCGGCGAAGGCGGCCTTACTATTCCAGGCGACGGTTATATTGTTACAGATCGCAATAGTCTACTGGAAAAACTAAAAAATATGAATAAATAATGTATACGGAATCTATTATGACCTCATTTAAAGAATACCTAGCAGAAAGCAAAAAAACTTACTCGTTTAGAGTTAAAGTTGCCGGCGAGATAGAAAAAAATCTTGCATCTCGTGTCAAAGAAGCATTGGCAAAATACGACTGCGGAAAAGTAAGCGCAGCCAAAAGAACACCTATCCAAGAAACTCATATAGATTTTCCGGAACTTAAGAACATAGAAGTTAACACATTTGAACTCGAATTAAACTATCCAACAACTAGTTTTGTTCTAAAAAATGAGTTATCTGAAAAATTAAATATCCCCCAAGCATTAATTAAAGTTCGTAATCCAATAGAAGAAGCGGAAGCGGAAATGAATCATGCCCACATGCTTGCACCGGGGAACGGTGAATCGTTATTGGAAAAAGATTACGAAAAAAATGCTGATGGTCAAAAGCTAGTTGGACAAGATCACGTTACTAGTTTCTTAAAAGAACTTAATAAAATTAATGCAGATCGTAAAGCGAGTATAACAAAAACAGCATCAACAGAAAAAGTTGAATCAACTACTGTAGAATTTGAAACTCCTAAAGAAGGTCGTAAAGGTCCATTAGGCGGCATTAAAAACATTGATCCACAAAAAGGAAAAACAAAATGAATTTTAGAGACTTATATCAAAAAATTAAATCTATCGAAGAAGCCGGTCCGGCAATGATGGATCCCAATGCAATAATGCAACAACAAATGGGCGCAATGCAAGCTAAGATGCCTAATTTAGATCCTGCCACTATGATGAAGAATCAACAGGCAAGAATGGCACAGATGAAGGCCAAGCAACCTGTCTCTTCACAAGGTACATGGACGCAGCAAGGTGTTCCTGCAGGCCAACCGGCTGCACCAACAGCACCAACTATGCCAGTGCCGCCAACACCGCCACAAGCCACAGCAACAACTACAGGCGGTACTGCTACAACAAGAACATCCACCGCACCAGCAGCAGCACCAACTCAAGATGTAGATTGGGAAGAATCAATCGATAACACTCCAGAAAAGCCTGTAGAAGAATGTGGGCCAATGGGGCCAAGTGGTATGATGGGTATGCGAGATCAACAGCAAGACAGTGTCAACATGAATCTTAGCATGAATGGCCAAGGCGTTGGTGGTATTAGAGATTTAATGTCAATCTTAAAGAACATTGAAACTGGCGGCAGCGCCGACCGTGTGCAACCTGATAATCTTGAACTAGATATTAAGAGCATGCCTCATCCACACGAAAAACCAGACCATAGCGAGCACGATGGCCTTGTGTTTGGCAACGACATGGAAGAAGAATACGCTAATCAACCTGATGAAATGTACTCAACTATTGACGATATTACAAATATTGGATCAAATGCTGGTCGTGGCGATAACGAGCGTCCAAAAGTTAATGGAGGTGGTAACCCTTATACCGCTACTTCAGAAGGTATTAAACGACAATTACAAAATCTATATCAAGAAGTTAAGAGTAGATAAACTGACTTTAAGTCGCTCAAATGGGCTCTTCGGAGCCCATTTTTTTTAGTAAATAAGCATATGGGAAAAAGCCTCGACGGCGTCTTAATTAAAAAGGCGCACAAGCAAGAACGATTCACTGAACAACAGGTTCAAGAAATGCTCGCCTGTGCAGATCCTGTCACGGGTTACGATTATTTTGTTAAAAATTTCTTTTATATACAACATCCTGTAAAAGGAAAATTATTATTTGAACCGTATGGATATCAAGAACGACTGCTACACAGCTATCACGATAATAGATTTAACATTAACATGCTGCCTCGACAAAGCGGTAAGACAACCTGTGCCGCTGGATATTTACTATGGTTTGCAATGTTTCGTCCAGATCAAACAATCCTAGTGGCCGCGCACAAGTATACAGGCGCCCAAGAAATTATGCAGCGTATTCGATATGCCTATGAAGATTGTCCTGATCATATCCGTGCAGGTGCAACAAACTACAATAAAGGTAGTATAGAATTTGACAACGGAAGTCGTATAGTAAGCGCAACGACCACGGGTAACACAGGGCGTGGTATGAGTATATCTTTACTATATTGTGACGAGTTTGCCTTTGTGCAACCCAACATTGCTACAGAGTTTTGGACTTCTATCTCCCCTACACTGGCCACTGGTGGTCGAGCAATTATTACATCAACACCCAACAGTGACGAAGATGAATTTGCAACTATCTGGAAAGAAGCCAATAAGAAATTTGACGAATTTGGTAACGAAACTGCGTTAGGTATTAACGGATTCTTTTCTTATACAGCCCACTGGAATGAACATCCTGATAGAGATGATGCGTGGGCAGCAATTGAAAAAGGACGTATTGGAGAAGAACGTTTCCGTCGTGAGTACGGTTGTGAATTCTTAATCTATGACGAAACTTTGATCAACAGTATTAAACTTAGCGAACTAGAAGGAAAAGAACCTGTTAGTCGAATGGGGCAAACTAGAATATATAAAAAACCAAAAGCAGGCAACATATATGTTGTTAGTCTTGACCCTAGTCTGGGTACCGGTGGAAATTATTCTGCTATCGAGGTAATAGAATTGCCTAGCTTTGAACAAGTTGCCGAGTGGCATCATAACGAAACTCCTATACAAGGACAAGTACGAATACTTCGAGATATTTTAAAATGGATTGAAGACAATGTAGGTTCGGATAGTGCCGGGGATATATATTGGTCAATAGAAAACAATAATATAGGAGAAGCTGGACTAGTTGTAATTAAAGACATAGGCGAAGATCAGTTTCCGGGACTGTTTGTATCAGAACCAATGCGTAAAGGTCATATACGTAAGTTTAGAAAAGGTTTTAATACTACTCACGGTAGTAAAATTGCTGTGTGTGCTAGATTAAAGCATTTAATTGAATCTAATACACTTAAAATAAACAGCAAACCGTTGATAGTTGAACTTAAAGCATTTATAGCACAAGGCGTAAGTTTTAAAGCAAAATCTGGAGAATACGACGATTTAGTATCGGCGTTGTTGCTGGCAATACGGATGAGTCAGGTATTAGCAGATTGGGATCCTAGAGTATTTGAAACATTAAGCAGCAGAGGAGAGTTTGGCGATGAAGACTTTGAGCCGCCAATGCCAATATTTGTTTCTTCGGGCATGTGATAAATAGTACTATGAATGCAAATCTAAATAATATCGCCGAAGAACTGTTTGGAAAAATACGTACAAGATTTCCTAAGATTGACTTAGGAGATGAACAAGGTAAAGTTATTGACAACGAAGATCAGCTTAAAAACGCAAGATTTTTTGATTTTGACTACGTTAAAGAAGGTGTGAGTTTAGGATCAGTTTCTATTAAGTTGTCAGAAGAGAAGGGATTGACAGTTATGTACAGTAATGACATAGCAGAAGGTCAATCACAAAATATTGTTAATGAATGGTACGGATTCTTAAAATCATTAAGAGAATTTGCAAGAAGAAGACTGTTAAATTTTAGTACTAGAAATCTTGTTAAATCTAATTTAGATAAACGAGATTATAATTTTTTATCCAAAACTGGCGGAGACGGGCAAATGACAGAAAGTAAAATGCGAGGAACTAATAGAACTAGTTTCCAAGATATAGGCGAAGCAAAAATTATTGTCAAACATTCACAGAATGTAAACTATGATAATCCAGCTGGAAGAACACTACACATTGAAAGTATTTTTATTGAAAATGCTAACGGTGAGCGATTCTTATATCCTTTTAAACATCTAAATGGTGCTAGAGCATTGGCACAACACGTTGCTCATGGCGGTAATCCGTATGATGCTATCGGCGAACATGTCATTGGCCTTTCAGAGGAATTATCAAAATTACGATTCTTTAAAGGTTATGTTGGACGCCAAGATCAAATTTCAGAAGCAATGAGTTCAGTTACTGGTAAAGTTATCGAACGCATTGAACAAGTTAAAAAAGAAATTCATCAATTACAAAGCGCCACACATTATAATTCATTTGTAGAATCATTTGCTCAATCTGAAGCACAACAAATCCCAGAAGATTTAGTTAATGATTGGGTTGACAAATTAACTATTCGTAATTTTAACGAAGCATTGAAAGATGTTTTCCCCTACATTTATAAATTAGTTGGTGAAAATTCTAACGTTACAGAATTAACACCTGATGATTTACTAGGTGAAGAATCAGAAGAAAAATGTGATGACTGTCGTAAACCAGTCGACGATTGTGAATGTGATGATCACGACCACAACAAAGATATTAAAGAATTTTCAGACTTTGAATACGCATTAGAAGATATTATTTCCGAAGATGAAGGTATTACTAGCAGTGATGATGAAGTAAAATCAGCAGCATTAGAAAAATTAAATCAATTCTTATCAACAAATCCTACAGCAGGAACCGACGGTACTAATGCTACTATGAGTTTAAAAGACATTATTAAAGATGCTAAATTCATTAGTGTGCTTAAGAGTCTTCCAGGAGAAACAGAATTAGCTCCGGTTATTAAAGGTTATCTAGAAACAGAACACCCCGAACTAGTTGATCAAGTAACATTCCCTGAAGCAGGAGCAACACCAGTTGCACCAGCACCAGTAGCGGCAGAGCCAGTAGCGGCAGAAACACCACCCGCAGCACCAGCTGCACCAGAACAAGGAGCAGCAATGCCATTAGAACAACCAGTAGCAGCAGAAAGTAGTGATGACGCACCATTTGACGGCGGCCGTCCAATAAAAGATAAAAAAGATCAATTTGGTAACGTTGTTAAAAAACGTGCCCAACATTCAGCCAAGCAGGGACTTGCCGCAGCCATTGAAAAGGCACGTAAAGCAGGAATGAAAAGTGAAGACATTATCGAAGTCGGAGGACAAAAAATGTCATTAAGTGAACTTGCAGAACGTGCCGGCATTGAGCTAACACCACATCCAAAAGAGATTGTGGAGTTTATCAAATCATTCTATGACAGAGAGCATGGAACATTTCCTAAAGGTGAGACAGGTGTATTAATTGCCACAGAAAAGAAATTTGGTGACAGTGCTACACCGATTGCACATCGTGTTATTGAAACACTATCACAGATTAGTGAAACACACCGTATGAGAAAATTAGCCGGCCTGAGACCAGATAATATGGCATTTGAAAGTGTTACATACGAATCATTGATGTTAGAAGCACCAGATCCGGCTGTAATGCAACTACAACAACAATTGATTGCCAAGGGTGCAAAGATTAAAGCCGACGGTATTATGGGACCAGCTACGCAGGCTGCTCAGGCACAATTTGGTATTAGTCCAGCAGCACAGGCCGTAGGTACAACACCAGCTAAAGGTAATAAACCAGATGGCACACCTGGCCAAAGACCTACTATGCCAAGAGATCCACGCCTGTTAACAAACATCGATGGCGGTGCCGGAGCAATTGCCCTTGCACAAGCCAGTGCTGCTAGAAATCAGAAAAAACCAGCAGGCTCAGCAGCTCAACCAACGCCGGCAGCTCCGGCAGCTCCAGCAGCACCAGTTGCACCAATCAGCGGTGGCGGTACTCCAATGAATGCCGCAGATCTAGCAAAAGCACAAGGTAAAGAACCGGCACCGGCTGCAGAACCAGCAGCAGATCCAAATGCACCGGAACAAGCAACTATGGCAGATGGTCCAGCAGGTAGCCAAGCTCAAACAGCAGGCGGCTCGAATGAATTAGCCAAGGCCGGCATAATGGGTGGTAAACCAGCAGCAGCACCAGCAGCAGATCCAACCGCAGCAGTTAATCCAATGGCTGGTTTTAAAAACAGTGGCGGTAATGGAGGCGGAGCTGGTCCATCATATGCAGGCCAAGGCGGCAATCAAACTACAGCCGCACCAGCGCCGGCAGCAGATCCAACCGCAGCAGTTAATCCAATGGCTGGTTTTAAAAACAGTGGCGGTAATGGAGGCGGAGCTGGTCCATCATATGCAGGCCAAGGCGGCAATCAAACTACACCAGCAGCGGCACCCGCTGGACAAGCAGCGCAACCGGCTCCATTATCTACAGTACAACCCGCAGTTACAAGTCCTGTATCAGGTCAACAATGGAAAACAGGTGATGGTAGCACACTTAAATCAAGGTCTGATCTTGAAATTGCCTGGTCAAACCAGCCTGGCAACAGAGGTAAAACATATCCAGGAGATGCTGCGGCACAACAACAGGTTAGTGCAGATGATGCTAATCGCCAAACGAATTTAAACGCTCTTAAAGGCCTATTTGGCGGAAATAAACCACCTGCTGGACAAGCAGCTCAACCAGCACCAGGTGCTGCGGCGGATGGTGGCCCTGCACCTACTCCTGCACAGTTAAAGTGGCTCGGTGGCGCTGACCCAACTGATAAATTTATTCTTGCTAGAATGAGAAAGGCTGTACCAAATGCTCCAGCGGCTGAATCGGTTAGCTTTAAGAATGATGAATTGAGCAGAATTATTAATCTAGTACATCATAGATAATTGGTGAAATAACTCAGTTTTAAGCAAGATATCTCTTGCAAAGCTAAATAAAAACGTATACAATAACATGTATGCGTTTTTTGTTTTACAAGGTGTAAAACAATATAGGCAAAACAAATAGGCTAACAATAGGAGATAATCATGGCATCATTAGCTGAAATTCGCGCAAAACTAAAGGAACAAGAAACCCGCTCAACAGGCGGAGAAAGAACAGGCGGAGATAATTCAATTTATCCGTTCTGGAATTTAAAAGAAGGTTCCGAATCAACAGTCCGTTTTTTACCAGACGGCAATCCTGATAACACATTTTTCTGGGTAGAACGTGCAATGATCAAATTGCCATTCGCCGGAGTCAAAGGTGAATCAGAAAGCAAACAAGTAACCGTAAATGTTCCCTGCATGGAAATGTATGGCGAGACATGCCCAATTCTTGCAGAAGTACGTGGTTGGTTTAAAGATCCAAGTCTTGAAGACCAAGGCCGTAAGTACTGGAAGAAACGTAGTTACATTTTCCAAGGGTTCGTTGGTGACGATGGCCTTAAAGAGGAAAGCAAGCCAGAAAATCCAGTACGTAGATTCATCATCGGTCCACAGATCTTCCAATTGATTCGTGGCGCATTGTTGGATCCAGAAATGGAAGACCTGCCAACAGATTTGGTCAACGGTGTTGATTTTAAATTGATCAAGACTAGTAAAGGTGGTTATGCTGACTACTCTACTAGCAAGTGGAGTCGTAAAACTCGCCCATTAAATGACGGCGAACAAGACGCACTCAAAGCCCATGGCTTGTATAATCTTAAAGATTACTTGCCCAAGAAGCCAGGTGAAGTCGAAGTTAAAGTTATCAAAGAAATGTTTGAAGCGTCAGTAGACGGCGAAGCATTTGATATGGCTCGTTGGGGGCAATACTTCAAACCAGCAGGTATGGGTCAGGCAACTGGAGATCCTAATTCTTCAAAAGCCAAAGCGGCAGTAGTAGACATTGACGACGTACCGTTTGACGGTGGTCGTACTGTTAGCACTCCTGCGCCAAAAGCAGACAGCACTCCTGCATCCGGTGGCGACAGCAAAGCCCAAGACATCTTGGCAATGATTCGCAATCGTCAGAAAGCATAAGTGAAACACAGCTTGGGCCTCTGCGACTCAGTCGTACGCCCAGGTTATCATCATAGGAGAAAATAATTATGGCTACAAAAGCCTTCGATTTATCGAAGTTTCGTAAAACCTTGACCAAGAGCATTGACGGTCTAGGTGTTGGCTTTAACGACCCCACCGATTGGGTTGGTACTGGCAACTATGCTCTAAATTATCTTATCAGTGGAGACTTCAATCGAGGCATTCCACTGGGCAAGGTTACTGTGTTTGCAGGTGAAAGTGGTGCAGGTAAATCATATATTTGTTCTGGTAACATTGTTAAGAACGCACAAGAACAAGGTATATATGTTATCTTAATTGACAGCGAAAATGCACTTGACGAAAAATGGTTACACGCACTTGGTGTGGATACCAGTGAAGAAAAACTTCTTAAACTCAATATGGCTATGATTGACGATGTGGCTAGAACTATTCATGAGTTCATGAAAGAGTATAAGGAAATGTCAGAACGTCCCAAGGTCATGTTTGTCATAGACTCATTGGGCATGTTACTTACTCCCACAGACATTAATCAGTTTGAAGCAGGTGATTTGAAAGGTGATATGGGTCGTAAACCCAAAGCACTAACGGCACTGGTTCGTAACTGTGTTAACATGTTTGGTAGTTATAATGTGGGTATGGTCTGTACTAATCACACATACGCAAGCCAAGATATGTTTGATCCAGACGACAAAATTAGTGGTGGACAAGGGTTTGTCTACGCAAGTTCAATAGTTGTTGCTATGAAAAAACTCAAACTCAAAGAAGATGAGAATGGTAATAAAGTTTCAGAAGTAAATGGTATTCGTGCCGCATGTAAGATTATGAAAACACGTTATGCTAAACCTTTTGAAACACTACAGATTAAAATTCCATACGAAACAGGTATGAACCCTTATAGCGGTCTTGTTGATCTTTTTGAGAAAGCAGGACTATTAGTACAACAAGGTAATCGACTAAAGTGGGTCGATCCAACTACCGGAGAAGAGTTCGTATTCTACCGAAAAGATTGGATAGATGATAAATTAGATATGATAATGAAGAATTATCATTTAACTAAAAAATCAATGCCCATTTTAGAGGAGAACAAAGAAGATGTTGAATGAGACACAAATTGGTGATATTTGGCTTTTGTTTAAAGAATATGTAGACAAAAAAGTACAAGATGCAGCCGCTGAAAGATTTGTTGATTTAATGGCAGATCACGGTGTGAGTGATAAAATTTTTGAAGATGCGCTAGGTTCATGCGACATGCTCGACGATGCTATCAATTACTATCTTGACAAGGATTCTGATGACGAAGAGCCAGAGTACTACGAAGACGACGAAGATTATTAAGTATGTGGTATTCTAAGATAAGCAAAGACATTTCTTACATTCCTGACGCTGTTGAATACTTCAATGCCGAATTACAGGCTGCAAAGTTAGATGCTCGCATAGCGGGGAATATTGAAAAGGCAGCAGCCAGTATGCCAGGCGTCGTGGAACATAGGTTTAACCAATTGCAAGAAATTGAAGCTATCTTAGAATATCTCAACATTGAACTTCGTCGTCTTAGAAGTATGCATTTTCGAAAATATCTCGAAAATTACCAACGTGCTCTAAGTAGTAGAGACTGCGAAAAATTTGTAGAAGGTGAAGTTGACGTTGTTGACTTTGAAAAAATCATTAATGAGTTTGCCTTGTTAAGAAATCGATGGCTAGGCATCACTAAGGCGCTAGATCAAAAGCAATGGCAACTGACCAACATTGTAAAACTGCGGATTGCCGGAATGGAAGACGCATCAATTTAATTCTTGACTTTCTAATTGTAATGTGTTAAAATTACTTTATGATTACAATTGATAATTTACTCTTACAAATTGAAAATTACGGATTTGAAAAATTCACGTCGTCTATTTCCAGACGTGATCTACGTATTTTAAGAAATTTGGCAAATCTGGTAAAATCTCCAAATTTTATCACCGAAAATCAAAGTAAGTTATTAATTAAACTACTAACTGAAAATTTTAAACACTTAAATTTTCTAGGGGCTAAGTTACCCGAATCACTGGATGACCCGTGTTGGTCCAAACAATTTAGAGATAGTGACGATCCTAAAAAAATCACCATTTTTAGCGTCAATGACGAAAAATTCATAAAAATTGAGACCGTTTTAAATTCATACATTACAAAAATAATTGCAAGTATAGAAAAAAATGGTGGCAGTAATATAAACACACATAACAGTAAAACAGCGTTAGTACCGTTATCAGAAAAAAATGTAGTCTTAACAGTAGATGCGTTTAGACCTGAAAATTTTGACATTTCTGATGAAATTTTGGAATTTTATAATACCATCACATCATGGTCTAAAGATGAAATGGCATCAAAATTTCAACTTGAGACCCTGGACAACAAAAAAATCCTAAACAAGTTAGAAGACGAATTAGAGTTAAACTCATCCACTGACGAACTCCTTTTTGCAGACCGAAAAATTCGGTATCAGTACCAATTTTCACCAAAAACTGAGCCTAGCACCTTAAAAGAAATCATTGCCCATAGGACGTCAAACAAGGTTTTCGTTGAGTCAACAAAATATAATTTTGAAGAATTAGTTGACTCTTTAGTGGCCTTGAAAAAATTGCCAATTTTGCTAGTTTTTAGTAATTTTTCAGAAAGTGAGTGCCTTAAGCAGATAGACATGCTGTCGGCAGTTTTAACTAAAAAGAACCTCATTGATGATGTGGGAATTTATTTTAGATTTAAGAATGTAGGTAAAGGACAAGATTTCAATCAACGAATTGCCACTAAGAAATTTAATAAACCATTAGATACTACCACAAAAATTGCCGGAGCAGTTAATGGAAAGCTGGCAAAATTTTTCCTAAAAACAGATTGGCGACCAAATAGTGTTATTACCTTTACTAATAGTTTAAGGCATAATAAAACTTCTGTCTATTGCAATAATTGTGATTTGATAGTATACTATACAGATAAATTACCATTAGTTATTAGCACATGACATGTAGATTGATTATTAAAGACGAAGTGAATATTAAGCTCGAAGGGCTTGATGTTGAAGCACGACGAAAGTTAGCAAATACCTTCAAATATGAAATACCTTATGCCAAATATCATCCTGCATACAAACTAGGTCGATGGGACGGCATGGTTAGTTTGTTTGGTCTAGGTGGTAACGGATACCTAAATCAAATGGAGAAAATTCTTGAGGTATTGAATAAATTAGGTGTTGAAATTGGAGAAATTGAAGACCTAAGACTCAAGCATGACTTAACATTTAATGCTGTAACAGAAACATATTGGGCCGATCAAGGTAAGGTGTGGCCTGTAGGTCATCCACAAGAAGGACAACCTATCATGCTTCGAGATTATCAAATTGAAGCTATCAATCTATTCTTGGAAAATCCACAAGCATTACAACAAATTGCCACAGGTGCGGGAAAAACAATTACCACTGCTACACTGGCACATCTCTGTGAAAAGATAGGAAGATCTATTGTTATTGTTCCTAATAAAAGTCTAGTAGAACAAACTGAAGAAGACTTTGTCAACGTGGGATTAGATGTCGGCGTATACTACGGTGACCGTAAAGATCTTAACAAAACTCACACTATATGTACATGGCAATCATTAAACATCTTAGATAAGAAAAGTAAGAATCTTGAACACAGCATAGTAACACTAGCTGAATTCCTTGACGGAGTTAAGACTGTTATTGTTGACGAGGTACATATGGCCAAGGCCGAAGTACTTAAAAATCTGCTTACACAAAACTTATCTAATGCGCCTATTCGCTGGGGACTAACAGGTACAGTTCCCAAAGAAGCATTTGAAAACGAAAGTATATTTGCCAGCATAGGACCAGTTATAGGTGGTATTAGTGCCCATGAATTACAAGAACGTGGTGTGTTATCAAACTGCCATGTTAATGTGGCACAGTTAGTTGATGTACAAGAATTTAGAAGTTATGCCGAAGAAAACAAATATCTTGTCACTGATGATCATAGGATGGCGTTTATTAGTAAACTAATTAATACAATATCAGAAAGTGGAAACACTCTAGTATTAGTTAATAGAATCGAGACGGGTAAATTTATAATAAACGAATTGCCAGAGGCTGTATTTGTATCCGGTGCAGTTAAAACTAAAGATCGTAAAGAAGAATATGACGAAATTAAAACAAGTGATAACAAGATTATTGTGGCGACTTATGGTGTGGCCGCTGTGGGTATTAATATCCCTAGGATTTTTAATATGGTTCTTTTGGAACCCGGAAAGAGCTTTGTTCGCGTTATACAAAGCATTGGCCGAGGTATTCGAAAAGCCGAAGACAAAGACTTCGTTCAAATCTGGGACATCACATCAACCTGTAAATATGCAAAAAAGCATCTTACAGAGAGGAAGAAATTTTATAAGGAAGCCAAATATCCGTTTACGATTGAAAAAGTAGACTGGCAAAAATAATTATGCATATATTAACATTAGACAACACAACATTTGAATTAAATAATCTTCCAGATGAGGTAGACGAAAACACTAGATTTGCAGTCTTAGATAACAGCGACCCTAAAGAACCTGATTTCTTTTTTATGCCTTTAATATTTCTTGAAAGTTTTAATGCACCCGCAATGGTACTTAGAATTGGCGAAGATGAAATTAGTATGCCATTAGATTGGTGTATAGCAGTTGGCGATAGTAGCAGTGCCAGCGATATTGAGATATTGCCATTGACCAGTTTAAATGATAGGGGATTTGAAGCTCTGGTGTTTAATCCACTTAGTAGTTTTAGAGTAGAGTTTAAACGAATTGAAATTATTAATTTTTACAATGACGTTAAATGGTACTTTCCAAAAATGAAGAATGGACAATTATTATCAGTTCCTACACAACTAGGACACAAACCAAATTGTTCATACTTTGTTAAAGAAATTAGTCGTCAAAGTGAAATTATACTATTAGATAAAATTTTGTAATATGGGAACGCTTAAACCGGGTGCAACTTATATCTACGAACGCAACGGCGAAGAAATATATGCCCGCGAGTTCGGTGAAACAGAACGTAAGTTGATCGGATACAAATACGAAATGGAAGGTAAACCGGATCCACGTACTAGTGACGGTAGACCATTAGTTGAGCATATACGAGAAGATAAACTATGGGGAGAGATTCGGAGAGAAGCAAAAATCAATCCGGCTTTACAAAAGGCTCTAGATCGTGCTATACTAGTATATCGTTTAAGCAAAGATAAACCACAATGAGCACTGAACAAGATAAATTTAAACATTCTAAGCGTCTACTTAAAGATGAAAATGCTATCAACAAACAAGTTAAAATTGCCAAGGCAGCAGGCGTGACAATTGACGAACCCCATAAATTTGTCAAGCATCACGCATTGGATTGTGGTAATCCAGAGTGTCCAACATGTAGTAATCCACGAAAACTTTTTAAACAACTGACTATTCAAGAACAACGATTATTTCAAGATGTAGATACTCCTCGAGATAGACACAGTAACGGAAGTAAATACGAAAATGAGTGAAAAGATTGAACTAAAAGCAAAACTTGCAGCCGTCGATGTTGGCTATAAAGGATTGTGGGATGAAATAGATGCCAACCAACAGAAAGAACTTAAAGGCGAGTTCTTTATCCTCAATAGATTTATATCAAACGTTAACGGTCAGAGCAGAGATATACAAGAACATTTTGTATTAACTGTCAACGAGTACTACAATAAGCATTGGAATACACTACAGCAGCATCCTAAACTGTTATGGCAATTATTGTGTATGTGCAGTCATGAAAGCAAGAAGATATTCTTTCACGAATGGATTAAACTAGAAAAAACTAAAGGTAGTACTAAGAGTGCTAAGTTTTTAATGGAGATACATCCTACGGCAAAAGTAGACGACATTGAAGTAATGTTACAACTAATGACTGGAAAAGAAATGCGAGAACTTGCTCGTCAGCACGGGTATGATGATAAACAAATTGAAAAATTGTTTAAATGATTTTAACTTTGAAACCTGTAAATAAAGACTTTATTTGTACACATTGTAACAGTGCCTTTATGAAAGAGAAGACACTGATTGTTCACATGTGCGAACAAAAGCGCAGGCACCTAGCAAAAAATGAAAAACATGTACAGCTAGGGTACGCAGCCTTTGTCAGATTCTATGAATTAGTACAGAAGTCAAAAGATATAAAAACATATGACGAATTCGCACGTAGTCCTTACTACAATGCATTTACAAAGTTTGGTAGTTTTATATCAAATATAAATCCTCTATATCCTGATCATTACATTGACTATGTATTGAAAAGCGGTGTAAAGTTGGATCATTGGTGCAGAGAAGAACTCTACGAAAAATATGTAATTAACTTAATTAAAACTGAAAATGTCGAAACTGCCATGGAAAGAAGCGTATCACATATGATGTCCTGGGCCGATACAAACAAGAGCCTATGGAATCATTATTTCAATTACGTAAGTCTTAGTAGGGCAACTTTTGACATTAAAGACGGCAAGGTAAGTCCTTGGTTAATGTTAAACTGCAAGTCGGGCAGAGATATGCTAGCCAAGTTCAGTGACGAGCAATTAGAAGCTGTGGGCAGTATAATTGATCCCGTGTTCTGGGGTAAGAAGTTTCGTACAAATTCTTTTGATATAGAACTAGTCCATAAAGTAGTTAAGGAGGCAAACTTGTAATGCCTGATATTGATATCGACTTTCCAGACAGAGAAATTGCATTAAATACGCTACAACATGTTACTGCGGTCATAAATGGTAGGGACGGTAGTTTAAAAAAACATAATACTGGAGTATACTGCCATTCTATTCCGTATAATCCTATTACAGGTTTTAGTACAATAGATTATAAAACAGCAGACGCCCGAGGATATTTTAAAATTGATTTTTTAAATGTAAGTGTATATAACGGCATAAAAGACGAAGCTCACTTGATTAGATTGATGGAGACTGAGCCGTTATGGGATCTATTAGAACAAGACGAATTTACAAATCTACTGTTCCATATAAACGGATATGGAGATGTATTACGGGCTATGAAGCCGATGAATATAGAACAATTAGCCGCAGTTTTAGCAATGATCCGACCGGCAAAGAAATATCTGATTGGGAAGACTTGGAACGAAGTGATGAAAGATATTTGGATTAAACCGGAGAATGATGACTATTACTTTAAAAAGTCACATGCTGTAGCTTATGCACAAGTAATTGCAGTACAGATGAATTTGATATGTGAATCGATTAGCTACGAGTTTATATAGAGCGTCTAACCAGTTGTACTGATTTGCGCTTTACTCGCTTTACAGTTAAATTCATAAGATTTACCACTGGCCCTAATACTATACGGGTATCTTTTGAATTAAAAGTTTTAATAGCATACCTAAAAGGTTCTATTGGTACTCTAAGAAAAATGCTAATCGGAACTTGTCTATTTGATTCCCACCACCATGTCTCTCCTAGCTCTAAAAATGCAGTTTTTTCTTCTAATGTCTTAATAGAATTAAGATCGTAGAAACTAGTTACGTACTGATCTTGATTTATTATTATGCCCACGTACTCTTCACTGCCGTAGTTTAATACGGACACAAAGGGTAGTTGTTCTTCTACGTTTTCTCTTAATTTTACCATAAATACATTAGAGGTTGCCGATGCAAAAAATTTCAACGTATTTATATAAGAACAGGTATCAATTGGTTGCTGATTTGGCAGGATTCTTAACGGAGTGGACTATTGTGTATCAACGACAAATAAAAATTTATAATGGTATCGATAATACCCTAGAGTTTGACATTAAGAATGCAGATCAAAAGCGTCTTACACTAGCAGTAATCAACAACGGAGATGTTGTAGAGATAACAGACATTGAGCTAAATGTTATGGATCAAGCGGGATACGCATTAACTAATAGTCCATATACATTAACTCCCAGTGCTACTGTTAAAGGAATTGCTACAGTAACTATTCCTCAGGAAGATTTAGTTGATCTCGAAGATCAGTTTTTAAGATTTAGTGTTACCGCTCAAAATAACGGTAACAATGTTATGCTCTACGGTGATACTAGATTTGGTGCTACCGGAACTATTGAATTAATCGGCAATGCTATGCCGTTAATTCGAGATTCAAAAGTGTATGATGATTTTTACGGTATCGGCGACTTTAATAATACTACTATTACCTACACTAGCAGTTCTATTCCGTTAAAATTTAGAGAGGCAACTCCGCCTACATTGGCCGAAATTGTAATTGCTCTAGATGAGCTTGACGGACTAGTTTGGGTAGAAGCAACTAAAGATACTGTCATAGGCAACGAATCCTTTACCTATAAAGGTACTAAATTAGAAAATCAAACAGTAACTTCAGTAGATACTACAATTACTTTTTCAGATATTGACATTTCTCAATATACATATATACGAGTAAACTACACCAAAAATCCAACAGTAACTACTGGAAAAGTTGTTAATTTTACCATTGACTTTTACAACGCTTGACAACCCAGTGGCAATTTGTTATAATAGGCTATGAGCCTAATAGTCGATACAGTTAGTCAATACTTACCTGCTAAAAGAAAACATACTCCCAGTGGTTGGATAAGTTTCAATGCGCCCTGTTGTGACGATCGTAGACAGCGTGGTGGATTTATTGTTAATGCTGGTGAAGCTATATCGTATCACTGTTTTAACTGTCAATTTAAAGCAAGTTGGCAACCAGGCAGACCTATAACTGCAAAACTGAAGCAGTTAATGAAATCTTTGCATATACCAGACGACGTTATAACTAAACTGTCCTTTGAAGCACTTAGACTTAAAGAAGACGGACCCAGTAAGATAGAAAATTTAGTGCCAACATTTTTACCTAGAGCACTGCCGCAGGATTCACATAGTTTAGATGCATGGTTAGGTATTATTGCTCCTGAACAAGAAGAAAGTTTTGCCAAGGTAGTTGAGTATGTTGTGAATAGGGGATACGATCCATTGAATCAACATTTCTATTGGACCCCAGGATTTGAAAACAGAGTCATACTGCCATTTATCTATCAAGGTCGTACTGTTGGTTATACTGCCCGTAAAATAACAGATGGTAATCCAAAGTACATCAGCGAACAACAACCCGGTTATGTTTTTAATCTAGACAATCAATTTGATGATAGGAAGTATGTAATTGTTACAGAAGGTCCGTTTGATGCTATTAGTATAGGTGGTGTGGCATTACTGGGTGCAGAGATCAAAGCAGGACAACAAATACTAATCAATCAACTGCAACGTGAAGTTATACTAGTGCCCGATAGAGATCATGCAGGATTAGAAACTGTAGAACAGGCAATAAAACTGGGCTGGGCAGTGAGTATGCCAGACTGGGCACCTGGTGTTAAAGATGTTAATGATGCTGTTAAGTTTTATGGTAAACTCACTACGCTATGGATCATAATGAATAATAAATTAAATACAGAGCTTAAAATTCGTTTAAGATTAAAAACTTGGATTAAAAAATGAAACTTATAAAATTTATCGTTTGGCCCTATACATGGGTAAAAGAAAAGATCATATTAAGAAGAAGGATGAAAGAATTACGGCGCCGTGATCCCTTCATTTACAAATGATTACTTGGGGTATTAGTGCCAATAGCCACGATGCCGCGTTGGCAGTATTTCATGACGAGCATATAGTATTTGCCAGCCACAGTGAAAGATTCAGTGGTAAGAAAAATGACGGGGATCTATGCAACGAGATGGTAAACTATGTCAAGACTAAATTTGGTGGCATGCCGGATCAAGTGATATGGTATGAGAATCCTTATTTAAAAACTCTGCGTCAACTACGTGCTGGCCAAGGATGGATGTGGCCAAAGAACAACATAAAACAGTACCTAAGAGATTATGGTATTATTGCTCCAATTAAGTATACTCGACATCATCATAGTCATGCGGCTGCTGGCTATTACACTAGCGGATTTGACGAAGCTTGTGTGGTAGTTATAGATGCCATCGGCGAGTTTACCACATACAGTATATGGCGGGGGCAGGGTGATAAATTAAAATGCATCTACAACATAGGTTATCCTCATAGTCTTGGTTTATTCTACAGCGCCATGACACAGAGATGTTATCTTAAACCCAATGAAGAAGAATATATTTTAATGGGCATGGCCGCCTATGGTGATGCTAATAAGTTTACAGGAATTATTCTAGACGAACTATTAGAATTGCCCAATGACGACCTACAGCATCCTTTTAGACTTAGACGTGACCTACACAGGGGCTGTATGGACTGGCGACCTGATCTGAATCTCAAGGATGTTTTTGATCTAGCAGCAGCAACACAGCAGGTATACGAAATGGCCTTTGATAGAATTCTATGCCAAGCATCTAAGTTAAGTCCCAGTAAAAATCTAGTGCTCATGGGAGGTTGTGCATTAAATTGTTCGGCTAACTATCTAACAGGCAGATACTTTGATCAAACTTGGATCATGCCCAATCCTGGTGACGCAGGCAGTGCTATTGGCGCTGTACTGGCACACAATCCCCAATGGTGTATGTATCCCAAAGACTTTACGCCATTCCTAGGCTACGACATGGGCATGGCACACTCTAATGAACAAATTGTTGATTATCTTGTATCAAATCAAATATGTGGCGTGGCCCGTGGTCCTGCAGAGTTTGGACCAAGAGCCTTGGGTAATAGAAGTTTGTTAGCAGATCCCCGTGGCAATGACATCAAGGATAAAGTAAATAAAATTAAACAAAGACAAGAATTTAGACCTTTTGCCCCGGCCATTCTAGAAGAACATGTTAATAATTATTTCAACATGCCACATGGATGGAAAGACAGCAGATATATGCAGGTAGTTGCTCGTTGCAAGCATCCCGATCTATATCCTGCGATTGTTCACAAAGATGGCACTAGTCGTGTGCAGACCGTGCCTGCCGACGGCAGTGCATTTAGACTGCTGCTAGAAGCATGGTATGATCGCACTGGTTGCCCGATGTTGTTGAATACTAGTTTAAATATCAAAGGCAAGCCTATAGTGAACGATCATATAGATGCACGTAATTTCGAGTCACGCCATAAAATTAGAGTTTTTACCTGATAGGTAGTATAATATAAGAATGACAAAACAGAATATAGATTATGGGTTTGATATACAAAAAGTATATCTAGAGATGATGTTAGGAGATGCGGCCACGTTTGTTCGTTGTCAAAATATTTTTGATGCAGAGTTATTTGATCGTAGACTACAGGCGCCGGCAAAATTTTTAAATGAATATGTCACTGAGCATTCGATCATGCCTACATCTGACATTATCAATGCAGCCACTGGTAGCACATTAAAGCCAGCAGAGGATCTTAGAGAAGAACACTATAATTGGCTGTTAACAGATTTTGAAACTTTTATTCGACACAAGGGACTTGAGCGAGCTATTTTAGAATCAGCCGACTTACTTGAAAAAGGTGAGTATGGACCCGTAGAAGATAAGATTAAGAGGGCCGTGCAAGTTGGTCTAAACAAGGACATGGGTACAGATTACTTTGAAGATCCTCGTGCTCGACTAATGAAGATCAAAGATAAGAATGGCCAGGTCAGCACTGGTTGGAAAAGTGTAGACGACAAATTATTCGGGGGCATGAACCGCGGAGAGCTTAACATATTTGCCGGAGGTTCGGGCGCAGGTAAAAGTTTATTCCTAGCAAATCTAGGAGTGAATTGGGCACTAGCAGGAATGAATGTATTGTATCTAACACTTGAGCTCTCAGAAGAACTTGTGAGTATGCGAGTGGATTCAATGGTAACAGGTGTGCCTACTAGAGAAATTTTCAAGAACATTGACGATGTTGAGATGAAGGTCAAGATGATAGGCAAGAAATCGGGAACCTATCAAATCAAATACATGCCCTCTGGTAAAACTGCCAATGATATTCGTGCCTATATGAAAGAGTATGAAATAAAAATGGACCGTAAGATCGATGTGCTACTTGTAGACTATCTGGACTTGTTAATGCCTGTCAGTGCCAAAATATCAGCGGAAAATTTGTTCATCAAAGACAAGTATGTGAGTGAAGAACTTAGAAATCTAGCCATGGAAAAGAAGTGTGTGTTTGTTACAGCGGCGCAGTTGAATCGTGGAGCAGTTGAAGAAGTTGAGTTTGATCACAGCCACATTAGTGGGGGATTAAGTAAGATTCAAACAGCAGATAATGTGTTTGGTATCTTTACCAGTCGTGCTATGCGTGAACATGGACGCTATCAAATACAGTTAATGAAAACACGTAGTTCAAGCGGTGTAGGCATGAAGATTGACTTAGAATTTAACATTGATACCCTGCGTATTACAGATTTAGAAGAAGCAGATGACGGACGTCCTGCCAGCAGAGGCAGTTCAATCATGGATTCAATTAGACAAAAAAGCAATGTAGAACGTGCTCCTGATCCAGAAGACGGTGCCACAGTTAAGACTGTTAAACCACAGGTAGAAAGTAGTAAACTACGTCAACTGCTGGGAAACTTACCACAGGGGTTGCCCTAAGCTAGTATAAATACACTATGGCCATTCATAACACCCTAGTCCCAACTCCAAATGCGGCAATTTATACTAGCACAGACTCTACTGCGGTAACAGCAGTCTATTTCTGTAATAATACTGCGACTAATCCAGTTACACTGAATGTATACGTAGCACCCATGGGTACTACTGTACCAGTAGGTGTAATGTATCAAATAGCACAGAATGTCTCCTTGATTGCAGGTGAAACTTGGCAGCTCAGTGATGCCAACGGTAATGGGGTGAAGTTGGTGCTAAACAACGGTGATTTCATTGCTGCGGACTGTGATGACGATATTGCAGTCACAGTGGTCTACGTGGGCGTTTAACGTTTACTTAACACAATCTTAAGCAGATCTTTGTAGGTAAATTCATCAAGCTCTTGTTCAAAGTGCAGAGTAAAAATAAACCTATCTTCATCCCAATTAAAAACACTATGCTCTATTTGAGTATTTAGACACATATAATGTGTGTTGGTATAGGCCACGGGCACTATGGGATACATCTGATGTATCTGCTCACTGGGGCTATGCCTAAACAGACAACAACTGCGATCAGGATCAGTTAATAAAAGATTGAGACTACAGCCCCTTTGATAGTCAGTATGCCAATCATAGGTAGTCCACGGTGCCATGCGTAGTATACCCCCGCTAAATGGCGCCTTTGTTCTAAGCCAAACAAGAAATGGATCTTGATCCAGTATTTCATCGGGTACATTTAGAGCAGCATCCCAATGAGGTTCTTCAAATGCCAAAGGGGTCCAGTGAGCTAGATTTCGATTAGTCTGTATAAACTCATTGAGATCGTTGACTATTGTACTAGGTTCATGGACAGTGTAATAGAACGAAGGGGTCATTCAAGTCCCAGTTCACGCTGTTGTCTAGTGTGTAGAACTTTAGGATAGCGTCCCCTGATAAATGGTTGGGCCTTGATCTGACGTAGAGGATCATACTTTTCACCAATGGGTAGGCCAATCTTATCACGGCGCAGGTCAAACATATAGATCAATCTGCGGGCATTGCTGTAATTATGGGCACTGTGGACCAATTGATTATCAAAGGCCCAAATATCTTGCCAGTCAATTTCCACCCCTTCACACTCAAAGAAAATATCACCCTGGGGTATGATCAAGGGTATGTGTATGCGGATAAACTCGTTGTCTCTGTTCTCGGGTCCTGTATGTCGTTCAATGACATTACCGGGCTCTATGCAACTGTAGGCTGAGCTTGGGCAGTCATCACCCCATTTCTTAGTCAGGGCCACGGCTGTGGGAAAATGTTTGGAAACTAGGGGATCATCTTTGAAACGATTACTGAAAATTTTCTTTTCTTTCCAAGTGTACTTGACATTTTCAACGATCCAAGTTTCTAGACCACTCATGATATTGGCAGTGTCAAATATGGGATTTTTATAGGGACGTAGTTTTGTGGGTATACTAATGTCCATAAACTCATGATGATAGGTTAGAAACTCTTCTACAAGTTTTGGTACCAGAGACATGAGTTCATCGGCTATGGCTATCTCTTCTCGTAGCCAATAGGCTTTGATTTCTTTATGTTCATGTCGTTTAATATGTGCCGTGGGACTTGAAGTATAGAATATAGTTCCGGGCCTGCCCTCCCAGGTAAATGTGCCGCCATCGGGATCATCGGGGTGAGTAGACTCCCGTAGAGCCCGTGCTTCGTTCCATGCTTCTATATAGGTCAATTGATAAACTCCACTTACTTAACGTTACGCTTGGTAGTATATGACTTGTTAGGAGGTTTATTGTAGGTAGCGTTGAATCCACCACTGTTAGGATCTGGATAGTATGTACCTGGCATCATGTCTGCTTCTGGTTCATCCCGGGCACTGGTTCCACCTGAACTGGCATATGCATTGGGTTTGGGCTGTGGAGCAGGTGGTGGTTTTGGCTTATCCTTGACCACGTAATCTTTGCACTGGCACCATTTGAATCTTTTGAGTCCGGCTTTGACTGCCATGGCATAGGCAATTTTGAATGTGGGCGCATGTTCAATTTGTTTCAGTACATCAGGTGATGCTGCATTTGGTGTACTGGTGTCCGGACCCTGTGTGGTAGTGCCTGTAGGACCATCTGCAGTCGTGCTGACAAAGTCATCGTCTGCTTCAAGCACAGGTTCTGATGGATTGATTGCCTCCAGCTTGGCTACTAGTGCGCGGTATTGTTCTGCTGTTGTGATCATAGTGATAAGTCCATAAATTAGTTATATATTTAGTTATTAAGCAAGGGATCCTCTAGGTACTCATGACGGACTTTGACCAACTCCTGATCATGAGCATAGACCACTAGGGGCGCTAGATACAGGGGATCCTGGACAAAGTCTCGATGACGGCTCCAATGTGTGCTGGGCCAATACTGCCGATCAGCCAGTGAGTAGAGTGCAGCCACGCCAAGATGAGCCTTTTGATTATCGGTGAACATAGTGTATTTAACGCGAAGCGGCAGCAAAAATTTGCTACGAAGTAGCAGAACGGTAAAAGAGATTAGTCCAGCTTAAACTGCCCAGATAAATATGCTAAAGGATCAATCATGAGTTTTCTAATAGCCAACCTAGCCCCTGTACACTGCTATGTACGCAGAGAGTTTTTATATGACTTTAAACAGGGACAGGGTGAATATGAGCCCTGTATATGGGTATCAATAAAGAGTCTGCGTAGTCAAGCATTCCGTATAGAAAGCTACTTGCCCAGATACGGTGCCTTATATGATAAACTGCCCTTACACGCTTATGTGAGCAGAAACACTGACTTAGATACTGAAGGATTTCTAACTCTGGATACCTTGCAAATATGGGACTGTATGAGCTATGACATTGCAGTACTACAGAAAGCATTCCTACGTAATCTCAGCTGTGAGTTCTATGCTAAAGATCAACAACTGCACAGGGGCAACTATATGTTCACTGTGGACAATGCCAGTCCAGATCTTAACACCTTAGATACCAGCTACAGTGAATGGCCCGAAGATCACAAGAGCTTTAACTTCATTGAGTTGAACAATGGACAGTATGCGGCACAGCCCAATAACCGTTGTAGATTCTTTGACGCTGCGAGTAATCCCAAGGAAATGCTGCATCCAGACTTTAAAGTGGCCACTGATAAATGGGTAGTGGAAACAAACCCTAAATGGCGCCTGGGGGACAGTGATCGTGTGATGTACGATTGATCAGTGACTAGTTTAGCCATTAAGACCACAGACAGCACTGCCTGTGCCCGTGATCCAACAAGGCAAATGTGTGCGACTCGTCATACCGAAATGCTCAGCGCCCACGTAAAAATCAGGGAACCGCGTTGATATATTGCGGCCTCCTCTAATTACCAGTCTACGATCCTTGTACATGACCACCCGGTCCTTGCCAGTATTGGGCACAAGTTCTAATTCTGGAATTTGGCCTTTGGTTGGATTCCAACCATCTGATAATAATTCATTTATACGCATAATAGTTTTCCTAACGTGTGATGTACGATTGACTAGCCTATATTACCCTGCTGAACTGAGTTATAGTCAGGCAGAGTAGCAGCCACTAGCTCTACCAGCTGACTGTCAGTGGCCCATGGATTTAGCTTATAGAGTAGACCGGGCGCAACATCCCCTTTTAAAAACAAGATCTTGCCTGCTGGCATGGCCAAAGCCCGAGCCATGTACTCCCAACCTGATTCCGCTGCTAGATCCTGTGCGGCATTGTCCCGGCCAGTGTAGGCAGGGCCAGTTAGGCCCTTGACTGAACTGACTAGTCGTGCAAATGGAGTATTATTTCTCATGGTGCCAATGGCATTGGGATCAGCGGGTTGACTGGTAATATTTGACACTATACTGCCCACATCTTTGTAGCGGGCCCGGAGCTGTTCAGCTGTGGGAGTTACCAGTGGTGGAAGAGCTGTGGCTTCGGGTTTGCGGGCCTGTGCAGCCTGTGCATGTTGATCGTATGTGCCGTATTTTTCAGCGTCACGATCCTGCTGATCAGCATGGGGACCCGGGGGGACTGCCTCGGGAGCTTCTATAATGTCAATATATTTTCTAAAAAATTGTGAATCCATGCTGTGACCTCTTTAGAATATTTATGCCCGAAATGGGTCCTGCACTCTAAAAAAATAGCCGCGTAAAAAATTATAGGGAAGTACTTATGCTTTCATCCTGGTGATTTTGCACATATGGGTGGGGCTTTAGCTTGCTGTTGTATAAAATAGATTTTTAATTTGTATACCCCACCCCCACCATCTCTCATAAAAAATCCCCTGACCACCGGGAGCGAATCGGATTTATGGTCAGGGGCAACACTAAGTAGTCTTTGTCTAGTTCTGGGAGCGAATCAGCTTCGACGCATACAACTTACCTCGGCAACTCTCTCCCAACGATCGGGAAAGCTCTGCCTAAGATCGGCTAGCTTGAGCACCATGCGTAGTGATAGCTCGCGTAGCTTCTTCTTATTAGTATCAATGAATGCCAGCAGCTCTGAGACCGCACCTTCAGGGTTATCAAACTCATACTTGTCCAGCATGCCGTCCTCTACGATCTGACGGATGCGAAGTATCTTCTCACGCTCTGTATCAATGGTCAAGTCTAGATAGTGGCAGCGGCTTTCCAGCGCATCCAAGTGATCTTTCAGCTTCTTGCTTTTCACATGCTCGAACTTGATGTTGGTGATAAAGATAGCACCGCCCCGGAACTCGAACTTATTGGGTATGCCTTCACGATCAAGTACGTGACTGTCAGTGTTCCAATGTATCATACGCTTGTCTGAGCTGTCTAGAGCAGCCTTGAGTATGTTAAGACTCAAGTCATCTAAGAGCACACTGTCACAGTCATCGAACACTAAGACACACTTGCGATCACTGTACTCGTAGAGTTTACGGTACAGGCCCAATGCTGACATCGCGCCCTTGACCACTTCGTACTTCTTCAGCTTCTCGTCGTTGGCTATGTCTGCCAGTAGATCGTGCCTGCTGAGCACATGCTCAACACCATAGCTCTTGCCCACACCTGGAGGGCCTGTGACAATCATGGCACGAACCTTGCCACTCTTAGCAGCCTTGGTCATGTCCTCAAGTATTTGGAAACGTTCTCTCAGTCGCTCTTTGATCTCGTCATCAGTCTCTGTGATGACCTTGTTTGTTGTGACCTGTGCTAGACTCTTTACAGTGCCCTTTGAGGGCAAGTTATCCACTTTAAATACCATGTTCGCTCCTTGCTGTTTAAAAGTGTATTGTAACAGATATTTACGCTCTAGTCAACTCTGTTCTACGTTCTGCGGTGGCCATTTGGCAGTCTGTGTAGACCACTTCCTCTGGGACGCCGTATAAGACAGAGACTGCAGGTTCTGGAATGTATGTGCCCATGGGATAGCCTGGACGGGTCAGCATCTGTGCTCGAGTTTCTGCAATGACTTGAATGGCTTCTTGATATGTTTTCATTTTCGTTTCCTTTGTGTGATTAATCTAAACGGCTACCAGCGTAGGCCTTGATGCCCAGTTTCTCTGTGATGACCTTGGCGTAGGCTTCGGCACCTGCTTCTTTGATTGAGATTGATTGTGTTGGGCTACCACATGGCGTCCACAACTGCAGGCTTCCTGTGTAGCTCTTGCGGAAGCCAAAGGATTGCAGTGTCTTGCCTAGACGGCTGTTTGATCGCACACCGTAGACATCAACCCAGGCAAAGCCGCAACAATCGCGGTCACCGTGTTGATTGTAGAATGCCTTTGCGGCTGTACGGGCTTGGATTGCGGCTTCGTTGCAGGCCGCTTGCACTGCGGCTGCATTGAAAGTTTCTGTTGCTGTAGTCATAAGTTTCGCTCCTTATTTGCTGTTGATGTAAGTATTATACGGTCTTTTCGTCGGGCTGTCAACCACTATTCTGTAATAATGAACACCACTGTCACGGCCAATGCAATCCAAAGTTGACCGAAAAAGATTAACGCCAGGGGTATAAGCCATTTCATCGAGTGCTCCTTGTTGCTGTCTATGTGTCTATTATACGGTCTTTTGGCTCGCCTGTCAACCTAGTAAAATAACCCTACGAGGTAAAGGGCTAATAGTACTCCATTAACTACAATCAAGTTCCGCTCGCCTATGCGTACTGCCCACAACAAATACAGTAATGCCCCTGCATTTAAAAAGTAAATGTTAAGCGGGTCTATGCGTAAACTAGTGCAAAGTGCGCCTGCACATACAGTCACGCACCCTGCCCATTTTAATATTGTGTTTAACATTACAGTTCCATGCTCGCGTAGCCGTTGTCTTGCATACCCTGCTCTGTAAACATAACCTCTGTGCCTAGCAGTGTGCTAATCGCATCTACAAAGCCGCTGTCTGTGTACAGTCTCCAACTGCCCTCGTACTCCGCATCGCCGTCTACTGTGTAGCAAACTGCAATGTGTATGCTACTGTCCCCGTCCAATTCGTCCCACCATGTCTCGTGTATGTGTATGCTTGTAACTGTAACTGCCTCAATCTCGCAGTCCCATATGCTGTCACCTGCAAGTTGCACCTCTACGTTGCAGTCGTATGTTGTGCTAATGCTGTCTTCGCTAGTGTCTGTGTTTGCTAGTGTCAGCTTGTCGCTAACGTTAAATTGTGTTGCTTGCATTGTTCGCTCCTTCGTTTAAAATTGTATTATAGCACAGTCTGTCCAAACTGTCAAGTGCGCTATGTATAACCCTACAGCTTTAAGGGTTAAATTTTGCAGCCTCGTTGTCTAAGTAGCTAAAAATAATTTGCTTAGTGTATGCACTAACAATCTCTTCTTGTAGCGTCTCACAAGCGCACAGCAAGTTAGTGTCGCTGTCGTCTTGTTCTAACACGTAATTAATAACTTGCAACATTGTACGACCACTACGCACTGCCTCTGCAAACACTATTGCCTCGCAATTTTTAACGTCTGTGTTAACAGCAAAAAAACTGTTGTCGCCAACTTTAGTAACTTCTAGCATATTAGCTCCTTTTAAAAATACATTATAACACAAAACAAAGACCCGCGCTTGCGGCGGGCTATTATACTACTAAACGCAACAGAACATGTTGCTGTTAATTAACTTATTACTTTCTATGTAACGGAGTGTGTCTATGTAATACTCGCGTACTAGTGTGTCCTGCTCCATAATACTATCGTGTAACGCTTGTGCATCGTTGCTAGCATTAAATGCAACTAAAGCATTAACGTTGTGTGCAACGTCGTCTGCGTACATAGTTAAGTTACTTTTGTTGCTGTCGTCGTTTACAAAAGTACTAATGTAGTCCTCTGTAGTTTTAAGTACTAGTGTGTTAATTGCTAGTTTGTGTGTGCTGTTTATTTTACGCATTGTGTGCTCCGTTTAAAATTGTATTATAACACAAAACGGGCTACTATGCATTGTGTACGCATAATAGCCCGCCAGTTTACTCAGCTTCTATAGCAATGTGTGTACGCAGTAGTACTTTAGCTTGCTCTACAGTTTTAGTAATACTGTTTGCAATACTGTCGTAGCTGTCAGTAAAATTAGCTACATCTCCGGTAACTAATGCAGCATTACGCACAGTAATACGATTGTGTGCATCAAATGTAAAAACTACACGGTAAGTTTGCAGTTTTTTGTTTTTAACTATTTTGTAGTACAATGGGCAGTTTGTTTGCATTTTTAGTTCCTTTTTTGTTTATGTGTTTATTATAACGCATAAAGCAATTTTGGGCAACCAAAGACCCTACACTACTGTGTAATAAAAAAGTTTTAACTGATCAAGAGCCGTCTCTGTTGTTCAAGCGCTCTAGAGTTTCTAGTCTAGACACTTCCAAACTATAGAATATCCTGGCTGTTAGACCAACGAAGAATGCAAGCACTATGACTGCCAAGCCTAGGGCAGGATTAACATCATGGGACTTCATGACTTCAACAATAAATCTAAGGAATAGCACGGTGACCACGGAACCTGCCACTATGGTGGTTATTGTTAGGACTGTGTGTTTGACTGCTGTCAGTTTAATCGAATTCATCTTTGTTCCTTTGTTTCAACTTCCGGACTCACCCGGTTCGGCTGATGCCTCCCACTGCTCGCGACTGCTTCCCAATTTATCGTCCATCGGCACCCGTGGTCAGGCTTGCGATGCTCATCGGCCCGACATTCTAGTGTCGGTGATCCTTGGGATAGGACTGCTGGGCCTTGACCTGCCCAGCATCAGGTTTATGTGGCGCCGTGGACGGGAATCGAACCCGCCTGAGTCTGATAGACAATCAGATGCCCTACCCAGAGGACTACCACGGCTCATGGAAAAACACACTTCGGATGCTGTACTAAACAGAAACCATCCATCACCGCCTAAGCCGCTGAAATGTGTTTATCTATGTTGTCGCGGAGGCCGAGTCTACAAACTCGCTTCGTGTCCCTTGGTTCCAACCCTTTTTGCATCTCTGCGTGGGTTCTTACATTCGAGGACCGCCTTGCTTTCTAACTTGTCTCTATTGTATGCTCAAATCGTCTCAGTGTCAACCGGTCTGTTAATGTCCGACCAAAGTGTAGGGTCTTCCATGTCATTGTAGTAGTCACAGATCTCTTCAGCATCCTCAAGGATAGCACACCGGTCCATAGTAGTGCCAGCCCATGCACCTTCCACAGTGGTAGCCCAACGAACCACGTCCCAACGCTCGGCTTTGTCGTGCCATTCTACTGTGAATCTCATCATGCCACCTTATCAGTTGCAACATCTAACAGTTCTGCATAGGCTTCTTCAACTGTATCAAAGCCACACACATCATAGGATCCATCGTACATCTTAACATAGAATGATCCGTTGCCTGGGCTAGCTTCTGTATCTAATCCTACTTCGCCAACGCCGGGGATAATTTTGAGTGAAAAGTCCATCATGCAGCCTTTCTAAAATAACCGTAGGGCAAGCCCTGGGTGAAACAAAAATAGTCAGCATCGCCGTTGGCATGTTCGGCATCCATTAACCATGCAATCACACGCTCACGGTCAGCACCTGTGTGCATGAGGCTGGTCACACGATCTTCGAACTTGACCACGGCTTCAGCTTCAGCAGCCTTGCGCTCAACCTCAGCCTGTTCAATAGCAGTGGCCAGGCTAGCGAACTCTGCGTCAAAGTCCGCAAGGGTCCACTTGGTAGTGTCAATCCAACGAGGGCGAACACCGTAGGCATCCTTGTACATATCCCAGTAGGTCTCACAGGCTTGCTCAAGATCTGTCATCTCTTCCCAGGTTTTAAATGCTTCCATTGTTCGCTCCTTGTTGCTTAATATGTCTCTATTATATGCTCAAACGAAAGACCTGTCAACCACTAGGGTTATACAGTCTCCCGTCCCAAGCTCACAGCCTCTGAGTAGTAGCCGTTGGACTCGCCCAACCAACGAACATCCACATAGCCCTTGCGGGTAGCGAACTTGTAGAAGGTCCAAGTCACACTCTCGTGGTATTCTTCTTCGAAGTCTACAGGAGTCTCGCCTGAAACTTCTTCAGCGATCAACAAGGGCTCACCACACAGGTCTTCCAGGTCACCAACGATGTCGTTGATGTCCACAGACTCGCAACAGTCCTGATAGTGGAAGAACACGAAGCGTTCAGTCGCGTTCTCAAACACCAAGGCATCGCCGCCTATGGAGCCTGTGACACGAGTGAAGACCTTGCCACGCATGTCTTCGATCTTCGCTGACGATTCCCAATCCATGTATCCCATCTTGTGCTCCTGTTTGTTGCTGTCTATGTCTCTATTATACGGCCTTTTGGCTAGGCTGTCAAGCCATAGATGCGAAATACTTCCGCTCTAGGCACGTAGAAGTCTGTAGTAGGATCGTAGTACAGGCCTTCCTTGTTGTCATAATACAACACTCTGCCGTCGAAGTTGAACGGACCTTCCAGGCCTGTTCTGGGACCGTACTTGTCGCGCATCTCGTCGATCTCTCTAACTCTGTAGCCCATAGTCTGCTCCTTGTAAGCCACTATTATAACGCCAAAAGAAAACCCTGTCAACCAGCAGGGTTATTGGTCCGGCGTAGAGGAATCGAACCTCTATAATGACTTTAGAAGAATCATGTCCTATCCATTGAACGAACGCCAGTATTGGTTAGCTTGGTATGGTCTTGGGTATGTAGGGCACGTTCCTAGGACCGTGTCGCTGTTCGAAGAGCTGTTTGGCTTCTTGCGGTGTTTCAGCATAGACTCTGTCCTTGACTTCGCCCTGTGGAGTTCTAACAGTGGTTTCGTACATTGGCATCTTCATCTCCTTAGTTAATTGGTGGGCCCACGTGGGATCGAACCACGACTCAAGGGATTATGAGTCCCCTGCTTTACCATTAAGCTATAGGCCCTACACTTGGTACGACTGACCGGAATCGAACCGGTACGCTTGTGGGCGACAGATTTTAAGTCTGTTGTGTCTACCGATTCCACCACAGTCGCAGTTGTTATAGCACTATACGCTCTAGCTCTACTAGATCACCGTTAGCGTCTTCTTTGTATATTATACACTCAGTATAATACTCTGTCAAGGACTGTTCAGCCAGTAGCCTAGCTTCTTTTAGGCTCTTTGTGGTGTCCACTAGATCCTCTGCACCGTCTGCATCTACGGACCACACCTCATAAAATTCCCAAGTCATATCAGCTCAATTGAATAAAAGAAAAACCTACACCGCATAGTAATTTATTTATACGGTGTAGGGTCACGCCAGGATTAGAATGGAATGTTTTCGTCCATCTTAGCTGTAGCGGGCGCAGTAGCCTTAGCAGCCTTAGGTGCCGCAGCCTTTGTAGGGGCTTTGGTCTTAGCAGGAGATGCAACCGCTTTAACAGCGGGGCCTGCAGTCTTGGGAGTCTTCTCGTCCAAGTACTCGGTGATAGCACTCTGTGCCGCAACGTCTTGGAACTCATCGTGAGTCTTCAAGAAGCCAACCGCATCCAACTTGGTCATAGCTTCGGGGGTAGCCTCTAAACGAATGTCAGTGTGACCATGCTTGTCAAGTACTTTGACTCGCATAGGATCATTGGCAAAGCGAACCTTGTATTCGCCGTTATGCTTAGATACACCAACCACTGTAAACAATTTATCTGTAGCCATTTTTCAATTTCCTCTGTGTGTTAAAAGTAACGTTGAACCTTTCAACGTATGCCTTATTATATACTCTGGCTAGCCATTTGTCAATGTCTTTTGGCTAACCAGAACATATAATTCTGTGCTCACATGCTCCAAAATGTTTCGGAACTGGGCGAGCATGAGTTGGGTGTATCATAGCGTTCCTGATAGGTCTTACCCGACATCATGTTTCGTTTGGTAACCCAAGTCTCGCTGGCTTCAACGATGAAGCCCAATTTGGTCTTGGATGCAATCACGGCCTGGATGTAGGCACGTGTGCTAGGAGCAAAGTCCTCTACACAAACCAACCTGCGACCCTCTTTGGTACGACGGTCAGCCTTGTAGAGTTCCAATGTGTATTCAGTTAATGCACTCATGTCAGCTCCTTAATCAATTACCACAACACGGCGCACGTTGGCATCGCCTTCGCAGTCGCCCTCATCTTCGTAGCAGTCCTCATCATCCTCTGCAATCTTGTCCATGCGATGATATTCGCTGTACTGCACCTTGCCCGTGTACACACGAGTGGCTTTGGGTGCAACCTCTGTTCTCCAGTGATCGCCGTAGTTGTAGGCAAAGTGAACGTCTGCCTCAGGGTTCATGTCCTGCAACTCCAAAATCAAATCTGCTACTTTCATGCTCGCTCCTTTGTGTGTATGTGTTTATTATACTGCCTTTTGGCTTAAGCGTCAACCTCGTTAAACAACCCTTCGTCCTCCAAGGCTTCTTCCATGCTGTCGTTCCACTCTGGGTTGCGTAGTGCCCACTCAGAGATAAACTGGAACAGGGCTTCCACTGCACCTGGGTTGTCAGTAAGGAATTCCTCTATTGCACGGTTACGCATAAAGCCTTCACCGTAGCCAAGGACTTCGCACACGTTCTCTAGTTGCTTTACGCCTTGCTCGCCCTCTGTGCTAGTCATAAAGTGTTGCTCAAACATATCTACGATTTTGTATTTGTCCATTTGTTTCGCTCCTTGTTACTGTTTAAGCCACTATTATAGCACCAAAAGGTAACCCTGTCAACCATAGGGTCTTTGTTGTTATTCTGCCACAGTGCCCTTGACCCATTGATGCATGACATCCTCTAGGGCTTTGAAGTCATAGAACTTCTCCTTGGGACGGATGACCTCACGGTTATCGTGATCAATGTTCTTAAGTCTGTTGGTTTCTTTGTTATTCATTTTCTTCTTCCTGTTCATAATACGAAATGTTCTCAGCGATGCCGAATGCTTCGTTGAGTTCCTTGGGCAACTCTTGCTCTATAGTCTCTGATGACAGGCCACTATATTCGTAGTAGTCATCGCCACCTTCATTGGTCCAACGACCGCAGAAGCCCATGCCGGACTCGTCATACATGGCTTCAATCTCAAAGCCCAACACTGCCATCTTCTCGTAGGCAGCACAAGGCGGAGCCCATGCTGAATCAAAGTAGACAGTCAGCGAGTTCTCAGTGATCTCGTTGATGCCGTCACCGTCACCCACATCCCACTTGGTACCCCACTCACCAACAGAGAAGTCATACCAATCCTTGTAGCCATGCACCTCGATATTGCTCTTCTGTGCAGCCTCAAGAGCAATCTGCTCAGGGTTGTCATCAGCACCGCAACGACCCGACGTAATGTGCAGGCTCTCTGGGATAGGCACAAACTCGTTAAGGAACTTGCCTTCAGCAAAAGCGTTCTTTGCGCGAAGGATCATAGCAGGGTCTTGGTGTTTGATCACCAGTGTGTTACTACACCAATTTGGCATTTACAATCTCCTCAGGCAAGAAGCCAATTAAATTTTTCAATGGAACGAACTGCAACAGCTCTTCAATGGCGGTGAAGTCCCAGTTCTTCATGTCCTGAGCAATCTGCTCTAGAACAATATCAGTTATCTCATGTCTGTTCAGTTTATTCATCTTCCATCTCCTTGTTCATGTATTCAACTTCATCTGTTATCACTTCAGTCGCAACCACCCTAGGGAAGCCATCAAACTTGTCTAATAGATCTGAGAATTCTGTTAGATAGGCATAGTCCTCGAGGAACTTGGCCTTGTCCAAGTAGGGCTCCAGGCTACGCACTGTGATTCGCACAGTTGTGACAACTTCGTGTTCGTAGATCATGTCTTCGTCGGTCATAGTCGCTCCTTAGTATTCGTAGATTACAACGCTGGGGTCAATGCTTCTCAACTGATCTGCACAGCGAGTCAGCTCACGAAAGCGACGGTTAACCTCTGCACGGGGCAGTTCACCATCACAGCTCAAGTTCTCTGGACTCAGTGCCGCATCAATCTTGTCTGCAATACACTGACGATCCCGAGCATTGAGCAAGCTCAACGGACGGCTGTTAAAGACTCTGTCGAATTGGTTCTGACGATCTAACCAGGCTTCAAGTGTTGAAATGTTCATCTATCGCTCCTTAACTGTTTAAGTGTATAGTATAGCACCAAAATCAACGCTTGTCAATCAGTCCCTTAATAACCCTATCAGCTTCAGGGGTATCTTCAATGCCCATTTCAGTGCGATAGCACTCTACCAGTTCCATACGCATCATTTCCATGATAGCCTGGCACTCAGCTTGCTCACGTCGGGGCAGGGTGGCTATAAAGCGTCCTACGTCTTCGTATTCCTCAAGCTCCCACATGATGTCAGCCAGCATCTTTTGACGGGCGTTCAGCCCCTGCAGTTTGATCTCAAGCATTGTCTTGTCCTTTGTGTTTAGGTTGACGTTTATACAGATCCTTACGCTCTACTCGCTTGGGCTTGAAGGGCGTGTTGGCACAGAACAAAATGATGTGTTCTCTGTGCCGTTTAAGGGGTTGTTTTTTTGTGTCCATGCAGTTATTATATACTCAAAAGAAGACCCAGTCAACCGTAGGGTCTTTGTGTTGTATATATGCAACATTATGAGTTTACCGTGGCAAATGGGCTCAGATCATCTGTTGAGTCCGCTACACCCATGTCAGCTATCTTGCTCAGCACTAACTCAATGTCACAGAGCAACATAGAGGCAATGGTCTTGGCACTATAGCCCTCGATATACAATTCCTGGATCTCCCAGTCTAGATCACTCATGTCGTCTCCTTGAAACTGATCGCGGGCCTGAGCCCGCTTTGATTGAAACCCTGTCACGCTGTCTGTGCTTCAAGGGCCGCTGTCAACGGCACATAGGTGCTGTTGTGATCTGCTACATACCAAACAGCCTTGTCGCCGCAGGCCCGCAGGATGTATTCAAACTCTTCGTACTGGTGATTGGCCTTGTAGTCTGCAAAGTCCTTGAACTTCTTGGCCTCGCAGCCGCTTTCCTTGCGATCACGCAGATAGAACGTGCATTCGCCTTCTGGTGCTTTGTCAAAGGCGTGCTGTGTGCCAATGCGCTCGCCTAAGCTAGACATATCGCCCAAGTCAATCAGCTGGCGCAGTTTGAACGGGTCTGAGTAGTGTTCTTGCAGGATCTTGCCGTTGTTTTCCAAGTAGCCGTCCCAATGACAGTAGACCTGCTCTACTGTACCGTCTGCAAACTCTAGTGCAATCGTTGATCTAGTTCCCATTTGTTTCGCTCCTGTGTGTGTTTAAGTGTTTATTATACTGCCAAAAGATAACCCTGTCAACCAAAATAGCATTCAACTGCATCGTCAATGCCCTCATCAAAGGTGTCGCCGTACAGGCCCTCAATGTCCTGTGTGAAGAACTTCTCCAGCTCTTCCTTAGAGGGCTTCTTGCCCGATACCTCTTTGGCCATGCTCTTGACTGCTTCCACTGCTTCTTTGGGGATTGTGATTGTGATCTTCATGTTCGCTCCTTAGTTTAAACGTTCTGCCAATTCAATGCTCTCAAATTCTAACTCCCACTCGTTGGCCAGTTCGTAGGCTGTTTCCAAGTTAGGGGCCTCAAGTACCAGCACACCTTCGCAGGTGTAAACAATGTAGTCTTTCAAGTTCGCTCCTTGTTACTGTTTAAGCCACTATTATATGCTCAAATTACCAGGCTGTCAACTGATAGTCTGCAGAAACCCTACCCTCTGTAGGGTCATAGCTCAGGAATACTTTAGTACTATCTGTGCCGCCCTCTACGTGGAAGACCACCATGTAGCAGAACTGTCCGCCGGTGGTCATGCCCAAGAACTTGCAGGACGTGAACTCAGGACCCCGATAGCCTGCATCCACAGCCGCTCGGGTCAGAGCAGGTGCTGTGAAGGTAGTCAGGGTAGTCAGTGTTTCTGCGGTGATCATGCAAACTCCTTGTCTTCTTGTGTGAGCATGTTCGCAGGACAGCGCCACAGGGTCGTGCCCACACGGACTGTGACATACTTGATAGCGATCTTAGTGATGTCGCCCACCATGTTCATGCCAGTCTTGCTGGAGGTAAACGACACACGATCGCCTACACTAAGACCTGCTTTGACCCGCTTGCCCAGTGAGGCACGGTTCCATTTGACTGCATCGATCATCGACTGAAGTTCGATGTTAGACCAATCGCCAAACATGATTGCTGAGTTGACCTGTTTGATATCCATCTTTCGCTCCTTTTTACTGTTTAAGCCACTATTATATGCTCAAAGTAAAGACCCGTCAACCACCCGGGTCTTTAGTGTTGTTATGCTGCCACGATGGCTATAGTACGACGAACGAAGCCCGAAGTGTCCTTTTTAGCACGACCCTTGGCCTTAAGTCCTAGCACAATGCCCTTAGGGTCCAGGAAGCGCAGATCATCTTCGTCTGCTGAGTATACACCCGCAGGGATCTTGTCAAACACTGTGGCCACGCTCATGCCCTGCATAAGAGCTTCTGCTACATCGCTGTCGTTACCGTCTGCGGCACTGAAGGTCAAGTGGTAGTTAGGGATGTCTTTGACCTTGCGTCCCAGAACCTTGGTGTAGTCGTAGAACTGTAAGGTAGGGAACTGACTGAAGATGTTGTCATGCCCGTAACGAGTAGGATACTTCTCCCACGACAAGTCACTAGTACCATTCAAGCGGAACACAGGCTTCAAGCCTTTACGGCGAGCAAAGTTCACAGCCTTCATGATGTCCGTAGTCAGATCGTCCATGAATGCCGCACGATCGTTGAAGAAGTATTCAGTCTTGCGAATACGTGCCCGCTGAATAACGTTGGTGTTCTCACCGCGCTTGAACATGCCACCACGACCTGCGGTGTTAAGGCATGCTGCCGTGCAACCTGCTGTTCGCTTGGGGCAAGTCTCACGACCCGACAAGTCAGCAGGTGCAAGATGCAGGATGAAAGACAAATAGCCCTTGGCAGTGCCCTTTTGGATCTTGGGGTTTGCTGTTGAAAGTAATTTAAACACGGTTCGCTCCTTGTTTGTAAGCCACAATTATAACAGGGGATCGCTCCCCTGTCAACCTCTTAGTAAGAGACCACACGAACCACTTGGTTAATGTAAGCCCAATGCGAGCCGTAGTCAATGCCCGGGATGCCGTTCTTGATGTCAGTGTCAACATCTGTAACCACCACACGCTCAGGTTCTCCCTGTCCGAAGCAGCCGCGCACAATCACAACACTGCCTACACGAATGTTTTCAATTGATACCATGTTTATTCTCCTGCGAATTGATGTTGTTCCATGCCCGGGATAGAGCGCATCCGCTGGCTCATGCTCCGCCAAAGCACAGATTCCTTGCGGCCCTTGACCTTAACAGTAGGCACCGCAACCACTTCAAAGCCTGCTGACTTGACAGCTGAAGCCAAGTTCAAGTAGGCTATGGCTGACTCTTTGGTCATAGGCTCAGGTAACAGTTCTAACTGAACAAGTTCATGCCCGTTACGTGCCAGGACACCTGCCCGCGACATTGAATTCGCAAAGCGATAGGCAGTCTTGCCATTCAATACAGAGGTACCCGCTACAGTATACAGTTTCATTTCAGCTCCTTGTTGCTCAATATGTCTCTATTATAATGCCAAAAGGTGCCAGCGTCAACCAAAAACCCTAGCACCTCTAGGGCTTTTACAGTACCCAGCCGCAAAAGTTCTCATAGTCGTATACTGCAAACACCTTGCCCTCTTTTAAGTATACAATAAGCCCGCCAATGTCGTCGCTGTCGTCAACGTCCATGCCTGTAATATAGTCAATCTCAAAGGTGTCTGTGTACTCTTCTATTCTGTCTCCCAAGCCCTGCTCGTACTCTCGTACTGCTTCTGTACTATAGTCTACAGTTCGTGCTAGTGTATTAATAACTTCAATGTCGTACATATGGGCTCCTTTGTTGTTAAGTCATAATTATAATGCCAAAACGTCATACAGTCAACCAAAGACCCTATACAAGAAAGTAATACTAAGGTTTGGATTGACAACTATGCCTTTTGAGCTTATAATTATGATACTGAGAGAGCGAAACAACAAGACTCTAGTACTAAAGATTCGAACTGCTATAACAGGGGATGGACGGCGAGGCTGCCTCAATGGTAAGTTATCCACAGCTTGTCCACAGTACTACTCGAGTTATTAACAGGATATTCTATAAACTTTCTTACTACCTCGGCCAAACTTTTTTATTATATACTTTGGTTTGGCTTTTGAACTAGAATTAATACCTTAGTTACCCGAGTTATCCACAGCTTATACACATAGGTTCAAGTTATCCACAGCTTGTTATTGAGTTATCCACAGAGTTATACACAGTACTATAGTATGATCGTGATATAGTACTAGTAGACTGTCACAGTATACAGTAGATAGTACTATAAGCGTGTGACTTTTTAATACCTTATACTGTATAAG